GAATCCAGTATAAAATCATAGATAGAACATCCCAACCTGCATAAATCGAAACTCGGATTAGGGTCAATGCGCGGTTTGTCTTCATTCATAAATGGTTCGCAATTGTATTGTGAATACGCGTCTCCGAATTTTGCAAAACTATCACTGCAAAACAGTTCGCCTCGAAAACGGTATATAGATCTCCCGAAATCAATGATTTTATAAATGCGACCATACGTAGGCACGCGATAGTATTTTGATTGAAAACGGTAATATACGTATTGTTGGTCGGTGTTTATATACATAATATTATTCGTGTGTAAATCGTTATGAGTAAAATGGAACGCCTTTTTATATACCAACAGAGTCATTACAATCTGGAACAAACACGCCGCCATCTGGTCCTCGTCCATTTCATCGTCCGACAATAAATCATCCAACACTCCGTCGCATTTTTCGATACAAATCATTTGTGTCGGGAAATCTGGAATATAAGCATACAATTCCGGCATTTCGCTAACATCACTCTCGGTTTCTGCATCTAACGATTCATCCGACATATTTTCGGAACCATTTTGCGATACGTGTTCGTTGTCGTTGCCGTTGCCGTTGTCTTCGTTTTCATCGGCGGAGTCGTCGTCATCCGTGCTATAATCGATTTCTTGGCTGTTTTGGGTAGAGTAACTCTCGTTAGATGACCCGGAAGCGGATTTCTTGCTAAATGATTTTTCATATACCGTTTCGGTAACCTCGTCGCAAATCGGTTGTGGAACTTCTTCTATTTTGTCCAACACCTCAGCATCTAATGAAATGCGTGAAGATTGCGAATCCGGTTTTATTTGGATACGTTGACGGTTTGTTTTGGAACCCTTATTGTAATTTGCGTATTCGTAGTTATCCACGAAAAACTCGCGGTTGACGTGTTGTAGGTAAAACGGCGATGATTGGAGGTAATCCATCTCATCGGAAACATCTACGCGAAACAACTCTTGAATTCCGGAATAGGACCCATAGAAATCCAGAGCATTAAATACGTTGTGTTTTGCCAATAACTGAGACGATAAATAACAAAAAAACGAGTCCACATAAGATACATTATTTACATCAGTCAATTTTGGGTGGCATTTATCGAGAGTCGATACGGTCGGAAGAGTTCTTATGGCTGGATCGGATAAATCGTATTTTCCTACCATATACCGGACAGGGTCCAGCAATGGCGCGAATTTAAAAAACACCGGCAATTTTGTGTTGACCTTTCCGGTTGTTCGGTTAACCAAATGGGTTTTGTGTATTCCATATCGTTGGTTTAGAGTGATTTTATTGTAATTGTGGTCGGTTAATTGAAAAAATCGAGAGTATAACGGATTATAATTTTGAATATTGCGTATTTTGAATGGATTATATCGCATCGCGGTTTGATTCATCAGTTCGGGGTATGGCTGCGTTTGAACTTCCGCGGCGGGTTCATCGATGTCGGTTTGATATTGTTTTTCTAAATATTCGATTTCTATCGGTAATTCTTTTATATAGGATAATTCAATTGTCGTTGTCATTATTGGAAAGCCATATATTTAGGAATTCATATTATAAAGGCGGTGTTTAAACGTATATGTAATACGTTTATACATAGTTGTTTTTCTATCTAATTATAGTAAATACCATTTGCACACAATGAATTTAGAATTAAAAAAATTTGATATGCGAACAATTACATTTAAACCCGACGAAAATAAAGGACCAGTAATTGTTATGATTGGCCGACGTGATACCGGAAAATCCTACTTAGTACGCGATTTGCTATATCACCACCAAGACGTCCCGATTGGAACTGTTATATCCGGAACTGAAGCCGGAAACGGGTTTTATGCTGCGCACGTTCCTAAATTGTTTATTCACGACGAATACAATACTGTATTGATTGAAAATATCTTGCGACGACAAAAAGCGGTTTTAAAACAAGTAAATAAGGAAATCGAGACATACCGAAAATCCACCATTGACCCACGCACGTTTGTTATATTGGATGACTGTTTATACGACCAAACGTGGACCCGCGATAAAATGATGCGCCTGCTTTTTATGAACGGACGTCATTGGAAAGTTATGCTTATTATTACTATGCAGTATCCTCTCGGTATACCTCCAAATCTACGAACGAATATTGATTACGTGTTTATTTTGCGCGAACCGTATTTGACCAACCGAAAACGTATTTGGGAAAACTACGCTAGTATGTTTCCCACGCTAGAATCGTTTAGTTCCGTAATGGACCAGACCACCGAAAACTATGAATGTTTGGTTATTAACAATAACGCTAAATCGAACCGACTGAACGACCAAATCTTCTGGTATAAAGCCGAAAATCGACCCGATTTTAAACTCGGAAGCAAGGAATTCTGGGAAATTTCTAAAAATATGGGCGACGACGATGACGGAGAAGAATACGACGCTAGCAAATCCAAAAAGCGAAGTAGCGGACCGGCCATCAATGTGAAAAAATCGAAATGGTAATGTCGATTTGGCACGGCATTCTTCTCGCGAATCTACCCTCGCACGTGTCCGACAAATCATCTAATTCAGTAACTCGTGACTCGTTCCGGAGTGGTTACAGTATATGTGTTTACTGCTCCAATGTTTTTTATGCGGAGAAACTCGGCGTTTGTAATGCTAACGTATGGACAGATGTATTGATACCCGAAATGTATCAGCAACCATACATACAACGTATATTCTATGATATGGAGTTTTACTACATATACATTACACGGTGTAATAAGTTCAGACCAAAATACTCTATATAATATTGATATTATATAGATTTCCAAAACAATACGTGGGTTCGCAATAACTATCCGTTTAGTTCTCCGCTTCCTTCTCTGCCGAAACAGCCTCGTCGGCGGCGTCGGCATTGGTCTCATTACTTTTTGTAGCGTTCGCCAGAGCTTGTTTATACAATTCTTCGCGAACGGATGCGTTGGCTTCTTCGCGTTCGTCGAAATTGACCTTTTCGCGAACACCAATCAAATTGCCTTCTTCGTCGAGAGTTTGCGTCAAAACATTTCCCGACTTGGTCGCTTTTTCAATGTTTTCTTGAATTGCGCGTTTCTTCGTTTCTTGCACACGAGCATTAAACTCCTGCTTTGCCTTTTCTTCGTTCTTTAGTTTTTCCTTATGCAGTTGATTCAACTCTTCGTTCATAAACTCTACTCTGCCGGTCTTGTATGCATCCGGGTCCCACGGAATCCACATACCCACTGGTCCGACATAAATATCGTGGTTGGGGTCTAGATCACGCAATTTTTTACATCGAATTTCGGCTTCTTCTTCTGTAGGAAAGACCCCTCTAACTTTTAATCCACGAACCGATGTTTGGAATGCGTGTTCTCGGTTGAATTGCTCGTTCAATTCGTCTTCGTGTTTATCGATAAAGTTCTTGTAATCGTCTTCCGCACCGTTCTCTTTTAGCTTGTTGCCTTCTTCTTTAATAAACTCGTTAAAGTCGGTACTTAAGTCCTCGATTTTTAGGTTATACTTGTATGCAACATAGTTTAGAAAATCGAAGTATTTTCCCATAGATTTAGTAAAATCCCATTGTTTCACGAATTGGTCGAACAGATAGTTTTCACGCTTCTTTAGGATTTTTTCGGGAGATACGAACGATAGACACGCAAATTTTTGTCCCGCAATTGGTGTATCTTCGTCGCATAAATCAACGTATTTTGGGTTTGGTTTTCCGTTGGGTAATTGTTTTCGTTCAAATGCGTGGTTGGACTTTTCCGATTTAGGCATATTGGATTGGATATAGTTATTTAGGAATATTGTTTAAGTGTTTTTAAACTATTTGTTTATATCGCTAAAATATTTTGGAATATTATTCTCCTGTTTTTTTTTGTTAGCGTATAATATATAATTACAAAAATGAGCTACGGTTTTGATTTCGGTGAACTCGTCAAACGCGCCATTAAATATCTCATTGAGGGTCTTATGGTTGCTATTGCAGCATATGCTATACCTAAGCACTCTCTTAAGGTCGAAGAAATTGTCATTATTGCTTTGACCGCCGCAGCCACCTTCAGTGTGCTTGATGTCTTCGCCCCCGCTTTCGCTGCTTCCAGCCGAAGTGGTGCCGGAATGGGCATTGGATTTAACCTCGTCGGATTCCCAGGAGGTCTCTAAATACACACCCCACTATAGTTAGTTCGTCATAATCATATAACATAACGTGATATATCCCGTATATAACGTTATTCTTGGTATTCTATAAAATTGATTTACTTTTTATTTTATACATAACACGTAAATAACCATAGTCGATATTTATATTGAATCTATTTAACTGATAAATTCATTGTATTCCAATTGTGAACTCTCGAAAATGTCTAAACGCGTTTACAAATCAACCTCAACACGTCGTATTGGAAAGATTCCTCGCAAACCGGCTGGACTGGTTTCGCAAAAAGACTCGTTTGTGTATTTACGCATATACAGAAAAACGGTAAGTAATTTAGAAATTCGTGAAAAAATTCTCCATTCCGTATCATCCGAATACGCGATTGGTCCAACGCTCATCTGGACCGAAAATCCCGACGATATTTCGATATTTACCACGGCAGAAAATTATACGCATTATATCGGGTTTGAAGCGCCGTTTTCGAACCCTCGCTCACCAAAATATTTAAAAAAGGTGCTTGAGTCTATGCGAATGGTAAAAGGCACGATTCTCATTAAGGAAACCACGCCGGAAAATGCAATGCATATTCCAGTGCATTTTTGTGCATATCGCATTGATGAAAACGGCACCTTTACTATTTTCGATCCATCGTGGCATAGTGCCGATCCGGGAATATACTCAACTACTGCGTTTTACGATTCGCTAGATGCATTCGGTATTTCCTATGAACACGCCGAATACACGAGAGCGCACCATTGGCAATGTGTTTTACCGCACGATGTATTCTGCCAAACGTGGTCGCTAAGATGGTTGTTATATGATACTCGATGTTTTCCACTCCCGAAAACACGAACCGACGCGACCGCACATATTACAAAATATATTCACGATTTTACGCGTATTATTATTCAAAACATCAGTGAATATATGGCGGTGTTCCCGAAATACAAATTAGAAGGCAATTCGCCGGCGCGTGTATTCGAAACGATATTGAAAAACAAACGTGTGATTTCTGTCATATAACGACCTCGAATTCAAAAATACTCTCCAACAAATAACAAAAACAAAACAAAAACAAAAACACAAAAAATAAAAAACAAGAAACAACACTCTTGTTTTTTATTCACAAATTTACGCACATATAATAGATTTGTATTTATACAGTAGGGAAAAATTCCCAGTCAAGTTCGTTACATACCTTTCGCCATATCATATCTTGTTCTAGTTGCTTATCACGGTCTTTCATCATTGGAATGTATGGTAAATACTGTGTCTGATCCAGTAACACACACAACTGATATAGAGTATACGTATAATTGAAAAAATTACTGCGATTTGCCGGGCAATGCACCGCCCACGGTTTTTGAATTTCAATAAACAAAACACACAGCGTTTCGTGCAGCTCTTCATTCATAATCGGCGGTTTTATGCCAAATATAGAATTGATATACTGAATATGTTCGAAATATTTATTTAGCCGTAATTTACGTAATATCTCGCGCATTTTGTCGTAATTAATCAGCGACATATCCGTTATTCGTTCCTTTTTAATCCGGTTACGTATCTGTTCGATAATTTCGTCGGGGATTTGCGTGGTTTCTTTCGCTTGAAATTGCGAGAGTATTTCCTTGAAATGGTTTAAACGAATATATGCGGTATACGACACTTCGTTTGGCGGTTCCTTATTCGTCGGTTTCGAACTATCCACAATATGCGTTATGAACTTTCCACATTTGTAATTATTGCATATTAAAATGCCTTCTTCGTCTTGCGGGATTAATTCGCCGGCGCGGCAAGATTCGCATATGTCGGACGACACCACAAAATCCTGTATATTAAAAATATCGCCATTTACATTCGCCCAATATAATTGTAACATCTTTTTCGATGAAGTATATTTGTCATTCGATAAATCGGCGCTTTCGGGAGTAGTCGCTTTTATTTTAAAAAAACTATTTACCACATTCGCATTTTGATTGTTTTTACCGCTGGATATTTTCTTTTTCTCTTCGAAATATTGGAAAATGTATTTTGAATTATCCAGTAAATATTTCGTGCGTTGTGGTCGTAGTGCCGTAATTTTTTCGCTGATATCGCGGATACGGTCTTGGATTTCCATTCGTAAATCAATATTATTTTCCGGAACTTTCGAGAGTCGTTTTTTCAATCGTTTTTTTTCAGCAATCAGTTTCGGTAAAGTGTCCGTTTCGACATTATAAAAATGGTTCAACATTTCGGTGTGTTTTTCGTCAATCGTATTTACAATAGATTTTTCGGCGTTTTTTTTAGCGGCATTCATTGAAAATATAAAAGTATACAATTATCTAAGGTCATTTTTTATATGGATTCGTCAGTTATATCATTTCGTCGATTATTTTTTCTAAATAATCGGACATAAATACTTCCTTTTTCCCATTGTGGCGTTTCGACAAAACGTATTTATTGTTTTGTTTCTTTACCGACCACCCTCGGTCTAATGCATTCATAATAAACCGCTGTTTTTGTATTGTTTTTGCATCAGGTACATCTGGAGCAGGTATATGGGTGTAAATAGTAGACGTTTTATTTGACATAGTATATAGTATTCAGATATAACCTATTGTTTCTTATTACGAGTTTATGATATATTTTTGTTATTCTGAGTTTTCGCCTCCGTTTATGTTCGACAAGTTCGATGTATTTTTTAGGCGTAACATATGAATGAAGGCATAATGAACGCGTAACAAAAATATTTAGGCATTTTTTCCGAAAATAAAATATTTAGAGATATTATATAAAGAGTAAAATGGGAGGTGCATTGATGCAATTAGTCGCTTATGGCGCACAAGACGTTTTCCTTACTGGAACCCCTGAGATCACTTTCTGGAAGGTTTCTTACCGCAGACATACTAACTTCGCAATGGAGAGTATTGAGCAAACCTTCTCCGGACAAGCCGATTTTGGCCGCCGTGTTACCTGCACTATCAGCAGAAACGGTGATTTGGCCTACCGCACTTATTTGCAAGTTACCTTACCCGAAATTAACCAAAATATGGAAACTGCTGATGGTAAGCACGTATATGCCAGATGGCTCGATTTCCCTGGGGAACAATTGATCGCCCAGGTTGAAGTTGAAATTGGTGGACAGAGAATTGATCGTCAATATGGTGACTGGATGCACATCTGGAACCAGCTTACCCTCTCATCTGAGCAACAACGCGGATACTTCAAGATGATCGGACACACTACTCAGTTGACTTACATTACCGATCATGAATTCGCCGATGTGAACGGTCCTTGCGCCGGAACTGGCGGACCTTCGCAGGTGTGCGCCCCCCGTAAGGCTCTTCCAGAGACCACCTTGTATGTTCCATTGTTGTTTTGGTTTTGCCGAAACCCTGGTCTCGCTCTTCCTTTAATCGCTCTTCAATACCACGAAGTTAAGATTAATATCGATTTCAGACCTATTGGCGAATGCTTGTGGGCTGTTAAAACTCTTAATGAAACTTCTGGCTCTCAATCAGTAACCAATGCTTACCAACAATCACTTGTTGCTGCATCTCTTTACATTGATTACATTTTCCTCGATACTGACGAGCGCCGCAAGTTCGCTCAAAATCCTCACGAGTATTTGATTGAGCAACTCCAATTCACCGGTGATGAATCTGTCGGATCTTCTTCCAACAAGATTAAGCTCAACTTTAACCACCCCTGCAAGGAACTCGTGTGGGTCGTTCAGCCCGACGCTAACGTTGACTATTGCTCTTCATTGGAGGCTGGAAACACCTTGTTTAAAACTCTTGGTGCTCAGCCATTTAACTACACTGATTCAATTGATGCCCTTCCTAATGCTATTCACGCGTTTGGTGGACCAAATGCTACTGGTGGCGCGGAAAACTTCATCGCATCAAGTGGATTGTTCCAAATGGCCGGTGCTACTGATGGCGACGAAATTGCCGCTGGCAATTCTTGGGGGACAGGTGCTCCTTGGAATAACGCCACGGGCGAAACTGCGGACTCTGGATCGTATGTTTCGGACGCCGGCACCTTCGTTCTAGCCGAAACCGCGTTGGATATGCACTGCTGGGGCGAAAACCCCGTCGTCACTGCTAAGTTGCAGTTGAACGGACAGGACCGATTTTCGGAGCGTGAAGGATCTTACTTCGATGTTGTTCAGCCCGGACAACACCACACCCGCGCACCCGATACCGGAATCAACGTCTACTCGTTCGCTCTCCGCCCTGAAGAGCACCAACCCAGTGGAACCTGCAACTTCTCTCGTATTGATAACGCAGTTCTTCAGTTGGTTCTTTCTTCCCAGACTGTTGGTGGAACTGCTACCGCCAAGGTCCGTGTCTACGCCGTTAACTATAACGTTCTCCGCGTGATGAGTGGAATGGCTGGTGTTGCTTACTCGAATTAAATGTGTTTTATTCACACAATTTTTGGCGCGTATCACATCGATAGCATATATACGACAATACATAACATAGTAAACCACATAAAAATAAAAATACAGGAGCAAGTTAGCCGGTTGATACAGCGTATATGCTAGGCTTTTACTTCATACGACTAGACATTAACACAATAAAATTCATATTATATACGCATAATATGAATCAAATATAAATTACATATAAACGCATTTAAACGTAACTGAATACTTCTTTTTACATTCGGACGTTTCAACCTAAAATGGCGTTATATGTTAAACATACAATTCAAAATACCCAGAATGATTTATTATTGAAAAACCTAATGAGCTTTTACGAAAACCGAGACCATTTACACAAAATGATGTATATCATTAACGGCGAATCGAACATTTCGTTACGAATCGTGGATTGGTTTGTCACAAATTATGCAAAAAAATACTATACAGTATATGATTTACCTATGCCGGATTCTACCGAGACGGTCAGATTCAAAGTGTATAACGATTATAAACTAAAGTTAAAGGCATACAGCAAGAAACGGTTCGACCCGTTTTGTCGATGGGACCGTATCCAGATTCCCTACGATGATGAAAAGTATATGGAAACCACAATTGGACAACTGAACTTTTTTAAATGGGCGATTGAGAACAACATCGTGCATTACATTCAAGAAAACTACGAAGAAATCGAACAAGATATGAACCATCGAAACAGTTCGTCACTGAAACGTTTTAGCAAAACCCCGGAAAAGGAACTCAGCGCCCAAATGTTTCACGACAACAAAACGCGGAAAAAACGCGAAGAACTCTCAGTATCCGCGTGCAAATGTATCAAAAAAGAGTTTGTGAATATTGTCGTTAAGTTTAACTAATATTATATTTACATTATATGGGGCATTTTGGAGAGATGCGCGAACGTCAGAATTTAGGAATTAGCGTACTTTCGGGATAATGCGGAAGGGGGGTAGTGTGCAAAATAAAACAAAACTCTCATTGAAACGCACACAATATTGCGCAAAAATATATAAGGTATAATATATTTACAACAATAAATAATGTTTGATGAGGCCAATGAGTATGTCCAAATAAACCCACTCTTAGCACGTAGCACACCGTCCGCTGACACAAACACGCCACCCGAACTAGCTAAAATTGTATTTGATGTTAACGTTCGCGACAAAAAATATATAGTAATTGATATGACTACACAGTTAAGTAATGACCAATTCGGTAAAGTAAATCAATATTTGTCTGTCGCCAATGGTACACCTCTTTCCATAGGACAAAACGCATCCGCATACAGAGCGCGCAATTCGAAACGTTTGAGAAAAGGCATAGGCATAGGCAGAGGCAGAGGAGGATCATATTCTCATAATGCAAAAACACCGTTTCGAACAAACGTAAAAAACACCAAAAGTGTCCGGTTTCACAAAACACGTAGTCAATCGCGAACAAAACGAGTGAGATTTGCCAAACGTCAGTTGTAAATGGATTTCAAATGAAAATTATGCAATAAAACAAAATGTATATTACATATATACTATAAACAATGGACATATGCGTATGTGATTTCTTAAATAATAATTGTTGTACGGTATGCGAAAGCAACGTACAACAATGCCCTGGACAAGTTGCGGATTTAATTAGTTTATCGAGTCAGCCAAACATTAGTGTTATGCAAGTTGGATTTAATGCTGGTCATTCTGCCGAGGTTTTCTTGGAAAACAATCCGTCCGCCACAGTCGCGTCTTTTGATGTGGCGTTATATAGCTACACATATTTAGCAAAAGATTTCATCGAGACAAAATTCCCGAATAGACACAGATTAATAGTTGGCGACAGCACAGTAACTGTGCCGGAATTTATTGCCAAAAATCCAGACACAAAATTTGATGTGATATTTTTAGATGGTGGGTATCATTATTCTGTGGTAAACGCAGATATTGCAAATTGTAAGGCATTGGCGCACGAAAATACTATCATAATATTAGACGACACCGAGTTTTACAGTTACGCCAAACCTGAAAATGTTATACCCGCCGAATTTGTAGACCCAGCAATGGTTGTCGAGAATGATAATGTGGACACCACAGTGGTTACCGAGAATGTGGACACTACAATGGTTTTCGAGAATGTAGAACCAGCAATGGTTTTCGAGAATGTAGACCCAGCAATGGTTACCGATAATGTGGACACAACAGTGGTTACCGAGAATGGCGAAGCACCGGTAATACTCGGCACCCGTGAAGTTATGCCAACGACCGAAAACGGCGACCCGTCCGTTCCTATCGACAATACCGAGAGTGCAGTTACACCCGAAATAGATATTACAGCGCCTACTGAGAATACTGACACAACAGTTGTTCCAACCAACGACCAAGTGCCGGTCGTATCACCAAACGAATTTATGATCTCTTATAACGATTTAACACCAGAAATTAAACAAAACATCGACGAATTAAATATCGGCTCGTCGCAAGCGTGGGATTATAATTTAGCGCAAAATATGATTTCGGAAGTTGGCAGAAACGTATACGCCGATGGCAGACGAATGTATTGGGGTAAATATGTTTTTTAGGAACGATGTTTTACAATTGTGTTTTTTTAAAATATAATTGTAATATATAATACGATGTCTGACGAAAACGCTAAAGTTGAACTTCCAAGTGGTGGTGAAGAACACGAGAAACTGAATCATGAAGGAGGAGAAATGCAGCAAAATGAGAAGATGGATGTTGCGTCTACTGCGTTTGAAGAATTGTCTCAGAACTTCCAGAAAAAAGAGGGTGGCCGAACTGCGAAGCGTCGCAAAAGCCATAAAACTGGTGGAAAGAGACACCGCAAGACCCACCGCAAGAATCATGGCAAATCAAACAAGCGCAACCGCAGAGGAGGCAAACGCGGAGGAAGTGCAAAGATCCACGCTTAACAACTTGACGTATATGCTAGGCTTTTACTCCATACGCCTAAACATTAATCGGACGAATATTATAAATCGCAAATATATTTGCAAACCCCAAAACACGATATCTACATTTTGTGTAAAAACTTTAGGGAAAAATCGATATAAATAACGCGTATAGTTATAACTATACGTGTTAGTGGCATTCAAAAATGAATTTTCTAGATGGAATTTCCTATTCGAATTCCAGAGAATATCGCGATGTATTTAGGAAAATCACAAATCAACCGATTACTCCCCCCGAAAATCCCCACGAGATAGACGACGAAACTCTCGATGAAACACATTATGACGAAACAATTGTCGCGGCGTTTTTAGACGAGATTTTTCAAAAAACCCGTGATTCTCCGATATTTCAATCATTATACGATTTGGCCGCCGCAAAGATGTTTTCCACCGATCGCGAAATCGGACTGGCGGTTTTGTTTTCCTATGACTTTTTCGACGCATTCTATGCGTGTTTTTGCGAATATGTTGCTCACCCGGACATATTTAGCGAGAAATCCGAAACGTATGCGAAAATGCGTAATCGGCTGTGATTTCGTAAAGAAATATAGATAACTATATATACCTACCTATACGATGGCATCAACACGTAATCGCAACACTCCCGGAAATTTCCAGGCAGAACAACAGAGTAACCAGACGTTCCGCGAATACCGTTCATACGAAACGTCGTCGCATTATGCCGTTCCGACCGAAACCTATTTTCCAGGAAATGGACTGATTGGAATGAAATCCGCTCACCGTAATCTTTCGGAAAATTATTGCGATGTCGAATCGTTTTTATTCGGGATCGGGTCGACGAATTTAGTTTCGCCAAAAGAAAACCCCACGCCAAACATTCTCCCGAAAAAATCGCTAAATATTGCGGATAGAACCGAACTTATTTTACCCGCTCCATTGACTACGCTGAACGGCCAGCGAAGAATGTGGTTGAATTGATATAATTGTAAACTATTGTAAAAATAATATAAAGAGTGCGCACTACTTATAATAGGTGCACGTGTGGCGCAGTCGGTTAGCGCGCGGGTCTTATGTACCTGAGGTCGAGAGTTCAAGCCTCTCCTCGTGCAAATATATATTTTCGTTTGGAAAATATATAACATTCGTTTTGAACCGTGGTTATATCGATTACTTAATGTCTAGGCGTATGGAGTAAAACTCCATAGCCTAGCATATACGCTGTATGTATGAACACTGATGCCCCGGGGCATCAGTGCATACGTCCAGACGTTAATAATACAATATCTCATTAACGTGAGGGAACACCATTCGAGTAAGCGCCATTGCGGAAATCCGCATCGCTTGCGAGTTCGCGGGTCAAGATGCCCCCACGAACCCACCCATCCATTGCGTATTCTTGTATTGTGTGTGCGGGGTTGTTCACTTGTTCTTCCATCTTTTCGTCGGTAGGATACAAGCTATAATCCATAAACGACTTCGACATAATGGTCGAAACGCTCTTTTTATCGGCGCATAATTCGCCTTGCAATAGTTGCGATTCCAATACGGGATTGCACGAACCTCTTCCTAAATATGGAACTGTTAAAAACGGTCTCTCGTTTAGTTGGAGTTTTTCCAAACTACGCTCTTTCGTTTTACTCAATCGCATTAACGAATCCACGTCTACGCCACCACTGTTTACGCCAGCGCCCGATACGCCGGAGAACATTACGTTTGGCTGGGAGGTTGCGAAGTTCACGTGAGAGTCGGAGACACTTTCGTTAAAAAAGTTCGAGAGTGTATAGTTGGAAAAACGAGTGTTGTATATATTTCGTTGGGTATTGTCTACCGCATCGGCGCCAATTCTGCCCATATTGAAAAACGAATAATCGGACATTGTGATATATACGTATTTTATTATATAATTACACTATAATTTTAGCAAAACCAAAACAAACAAACAAAATAATAAATTTTATCAAAATAGATAAAATGTATCGTGTAACGCATTCTCGCACTGAAACACATATATATACCCCACCGCCCGACAACAACACCGTATGTTTTGTTTCGCGAGATTATACGGCAGGCATCATTTGGTATTTGCGAGAGCACGCGAACATATTTCCTTCTTTGCACGAAATCATACTCCCGTAACAGAAATCAGCAAACGCTTGCTGGTCATTGGGAATAGTGGTGGAGGGAGTAGAATAAAACGGTCGCATCGATTGTTCGAATTGGAATTCTTCTCCTAAATCTTTGAATAATTTATCGGCAATATCTGGTTGGTCGGGGTTCGATTGTCGAACCAGTTCTTTTGCGTTTCCTAAAATATCCGAACTGGTAAATTTGTTATATGCCGCCGGCGCGGGTTTCTTGGATGGATTGTTTTCGTAGTCCGTTAGTAAAACATTGCTAAATGGATTGTGGGGGGTGCTCGAATCGAACAATTCGGGAGATAATTTTACATTTTCTTGCGAAATCGTATGCTTCGCCAAACCGTCCGATTTATCCATAAACGGTTCCACGTGTTCGTCCAGGTCGAAACGGACTTTTTTAGCACGGGTATTTTCTCGTTTATGATTGTGATACACTAAAGCTACTGCTCCAATTGTAATAGCGGTAATTATGACGACATTCATATTTCGCGTATATGCGGTAAGCAACACACCTAGTAATATAATAATACGTGTTACTGCATTTAGTTTTTGTGAATAAGTCATTTCGTCCACTGGAAAAAACTCCGTGATGTATTGCGATTGAAATAGCACATTCGGGTTTTCCGTCCAAAATGGAATGTCTGGGGTAGTTGCGACTTTTACAGCGGGAGTATTGTGTTTCTTCTCGGACAATTCGGTAAATGATTCGGAGGATGCATCATTCATTACATTATTATTTATTTCTTCAGTATACAGTTCTGTCATTTATTGTATATATTTTATATATTTTATATATTTTTTGTTAGTTACGTGCAAGAATAGCCGGATTGTCTAAAATATAAATCACACATTTACTATTATAGCGATTGTTTATACTCTCTATTCGTTCGTTTTCCAATAGATTCGAGAGTGTGATATACAAACGTGCTAGTCTATCATTTGTGACAACTCTATCACTTATTATATATTTTTTTCGTAAATGGTACTTTTTGCTTAATACATTGTTTATCGATTTCAATCGTTTTGCATTTTGTTTTTTCTGGAACAATTTTCAAAACACATTTTGATTTTTCCCCGTAAAGTGGTTCCACACATCCTTTTTCTGAATGAACCAAGTTTTCAGGTTTGACTAATTTTTCACTATACGGAATCGCACATCTTGCACGAAAATGCTCATACCGTTCTCTCACCATATCGTATGTCATTCCTGAATCCTTGTGTAACATTTGGTTCACTAATTCGTGCAATCGATAGATATATTTAGAGAACGTAGCACGGGATTCCATATCTTTCCACGTTAGCGGCATTTTTTTGAAATTTCGCGTCAAATTTTTACGGCATTTTCCGCACGGTAAAACATACTGTAATTGTAATATAAACTCCCGATAACGCCGTTTATCAACCGCTGTTGGCTGAACTGGATAATTGAAACTCATTGTGTGTAAGTAATGCCACATACCAGGCCCCCATATTGTGGTAAGCATACCGTTATTACTCTCGTAATCGGTTCGTTTGTATGTTCGAGGTGATATGTTTGTCTTCGGTCGGTTCTTTCTGGTGGACGGTGCATTTCGATGTTTTGGGTGTTTGCGTGTACCCGTATTCATTTATATATTGCATTTAGAATTTTAGATATACCAATATACCAAATATACCATCATATTCATCGTAACGTTATACACGTTCGACACATTCGATATACGTATTCGTATTTATTTTATATTTTATAGTATAAGTATACACTATATAAATTATGTCTAGCACTCTCGATTTACTACTTTCATATGTTCGCGCATACTATTTCCGTATTATGATTATATTTTTGATTGTGGTGTTTGTGGTAGTTGGATACTATTCATACATCCAAGTTTCGAGAGCCGCAACCAATAAAAGCAATACAAACGATATCTCGAACCTCGCGCCCACCAATAAAGAGATTGTGGTAACGATGTATCACGTCGATTGGTGCCCACATTGCAAGAAAGCAATGCCCGAATGGCAACAATTCGTGAGTGAATACAATAATAAATTGGTGAACGGGTATAAGATAAAATGCGTCGATTTAGACTGCACCGACAACAAAAATGTGAAAATCAAGAATCTCTTGGAAAAAGATCCGGTTATCGATTCCTTCCCCACCGTTCGTGGAGTAATGCCAGGTAACGGCGGTAAAGAAATTACGATCCAGTTCAAATCCAGGATATCGAAAAATAATTTAGAAAAATTCGTGTTGTCGATTTCTTCGCCAAAATAAAACCCGTTTCGTATATTCCGTAACATTGTGACAATACAACACCACACATATGTTTATTGTGGCGTTGCATAATACGTTTTTTCGTAAAAACGCCTCCATTCCTGGACTCCGTCTTCAAATAATTTCATTCGGCTATCGTAGTTTTTGATACTATTGTAAATCCGATATAAGTTTCCGACGGGTTCGTATCGAATAAAATCGATTTGATGTTTTACTTTTTTAGAGGGAACCATTACTTTTACAAAGACAATCGAGAGAATTAGTAAAACGTAATCGAGCAACGACGACAACTGCACCTCCGCCGGTTTCTCAACATATACGCGTGTTAATCCGAGAATTTCGTCCGGGTTGGACGCACGTTCGATGCATTGGTTCACTGGGTAATTAATAACCAGTCCACCATCGATATATATAGTGTCTTTTATGCGATAGGGAATAAACAATCCGGGAAGACACGCCGACGAATACACCGCATCTAACAGTAACCAATCGGGATGTGTTATATAGGATATATCGACCGATTCGAACGGGACCAATTCGGTAGAAATAATGTGTAGTTCGACTTTCGTCGATTCGTAAAATTCCTTCATTGTGATATTTATTGGCATATCAATCGCATTAAAACACGGCAAACACATTTCGTCGATTTTATCTCTCCCATATATTCCGACATTGTAAAACGCCTTTACTATCCGGGATACATTGATTTCCAATACATTTTCCCACGGTCGTTTCAAGAAAAAATCGTCGTATTCGTCCCAACTGATAAACGGCAATAGGGCAATGGCCACCGCAAATATTGCACCGGTAGATGTTCCGTATATGGTTTCTATATTTTCGCGTTTCCAAAACCCGGTTTTATGACTTTCCCGTAAACTAGCGTAAAACGAAAGACCGATTTCCCCACCTCCCGATATAACAATATGACGTATCGTATCCGGACACGGCGTATGTGTTATGTTCTCAAATTGTAGTTTATATTGAGAGTCGAGGTATTGAACTATATCGGAGGTTTCCTTTTCGTTTACGCAATAGTTATTGTCATTGTTGTGTGCTAAATCGGCGTCTATTTTTTCGGTTGCGTTGTTCTCGATGGAATCGTGCGCGATTGTATTTGTTAATGGATCTATATCTGTTACGGATATCACTCCAGGTGTTGGTTGGAGAGTGTTGTCTGGAAATGACTCCGCCGGAATCGGAGCGTTAGCGACAATGGTTGTTTTATATATAGTATCATACAGACTACATAACAAACTGTTCATCTCATATAATGTAATAACTAATTTACATTATATGATATTTTTCGTATATGTTTTTTACGTATTCGGTATTACGCACAAGAATATATAATATTGTAATGTCGCCATTTACTCTATGAAAACGACACTTTTTTTTCGATTTTTTCGAAAAAGTCTTTATTATACACTAAATTTCCGGTAGGTTTATAGGTTTGAATCGGAGTGTATTGTTTCTGTTCTTTTTGTGCGGGAGTATTCGGCTGACGGTCATTTAATATTCTAGCATTTGGATCGTCAGACTGTTCTTTTTTATCTAATCGGTCGACTATATTTCCCTTTTCATCGATTACTAATCCGGTTTTTTTCTTAATTTCGTTTCGAGTATAGGACGGAACCCAGTTTTCCCACGTAATAAAAAGCGTGTTGGGGTATATAAACCGGATAAAAAACCCGTTCTCTTCCAGTTTGGTAACAACGTATGCTATACAATCTGTTTTATCGTACACTGGTTCGCCGAATATGAATTCCGGAACGGTAAACCAAATATACTTTTCCGTGCGTTTTGTTCGACCGGTTATATTGATTCGGCGGTGTATTCGGTTTAGTATTTTGTTGAAAATCGAGAGCTGTTTTAAATCGCGTCGTTGGTCCTTTTCGTATAGTTCGTCGATATTTACTTTTCGGACAGCGTCGTCATCTTCCGCAAATAAAATACACGACATATTGTTATATATAATAACTATATCATAATTTTAGGTTTTACACCTTTTTACATTTTAACTTCTGGACGTTACACGTCGATAGATTTTGCGGTAAAGTCGGCAAATAAGTGAATGGATTATTATCACACTGTAACATTTCTAGATTTTTTTTCTGTGGTAAACAACAAATTCAAGTAATTACAATCACAATATAATTCTTCTAGACTTTTCGGCAAAGCCGGCAAGGAAGTTAATGGATTATTACGACAATATAATTCTTCTAGATTTTGCGGTAAAGTAGGCATCAAAGGTATTTCATTATCAGAACAAGATAATATTTTTAGATTTTGCGGTAAACTAGGCAGCATAGTTAATTTATTATTATAACAATGAAATTTTACTAGATCTTCTGGTAAATTAGGTAAAGAAGTTAATTGATTATTATAACAATGGAATTGTTCTAGATCTTCTGGTAAATTAGGTAAATACGTTAATTGATTATTGCAACAATATAATACTTTTAGATTTTGCGGCAAAGTCGGCAAAGAAGTGATTTGATTATTGGAACAATATAATACTTTTAGATTTTGCGGCAAAGTCGGCAAAGAAGTGATTTGATTATTGCAACAATATAATATTTCTAGATTTTCTGGTAAAGTTGGCAAAGAAGTGATTTGATTATTGCAACAATATAATATTTCTAGATTTTCTGGTAAAGTTGGCAAAGAAGTGATTTGATTATTGCAGCAATATAATGCTTTTAGATTTTGTGGTAAAGTAGATAAAGAAGTTAATTCATTATCAGAACAATATAATACTTCTAGATTTTTAAATATTGTTAATTCCGGCAAAGATTTAATACCCTTATAACAAATATTAAGGGTTAATATATCTTCAGATAAAGAATTCAAATATGTTTCAATAGCGGTTGTCATTTTAGTATATGCTTGTTATAGTTTATTATGTATATACGTTTAAGTCAACTTTTTTATAATTATTTATGAAGTATATTTATAAATAATAGGCGTTAAAATGTAAAAAATGTAAACATTATTTTCACTGTTTATTCTTGTTACGAATTTCCTTCACGGTTTCTTCGGGGAATTCTACAATTACAATTGTATATACAAAACCACAATACGAATTCAAGATTATATCATTATCGATTTAGGCATCTGCGTCGTGTTTTTGCGTGTTTTCGAGAGTGTTTGTTCATATTTCGCAATTTTTTAGTAAAAGGGGTTGTCATTTTAAAAAACTCTCGATTTTTGCGAAAATCCCCTCCCCCACCGAATCGTTTATACATAGTTGAAATGGAATTAAACCGCGAAATAACATATTTAATTTCGGTTTGCGTGGTTTCTTGCACATTTGTTACAGTTGGATATAATTGACCCACCATTTTTTTTAATAAATTCGCTGTTATTTTGTCAAAATCGTCCTCATTTTGTTTTAATTCGCCTTTTATTTTAGAAATACACTTCTTATATACCAAATGGTTCATTACGAGAGCCGTTTTTGCGTCTACTTTGTCATAATCTATATCGGTTATTACGGTGCAACCATTAGCGGATGAGGTATCGCCGGTTTGGGGTGGGGTATTTGTAGTCGCGGTACTGTCGGTAATAGTCCCAACTGTGTTTCCCATACTGGTAGATAACACGGGCCCTACATTCGACATAACAGACTTTACGTCCGACGGTAGTTTATCTAATGCCTTGTTTACATATTGTCCAGACAACGTTTCGGCTTTTGTTCCGAGAGTATCTTTTGCTCTTGTTAATATATCGGATGGATTCGGAAGCGATGGTTTATTATTTGACATAGCATTTAACGCTGTTGTACCAATATCATTGCCATTTTGTGGTATATTTTTGGATATTTCCGGTAAAAGTGTAGAGCCGAGAGTTTTCACTAAACCGGATGGGTTAATAACCGCGCCTCCCGTTATATTTCGCATTTCGGATGTTTCCGTTGAACTGGATTGTTGAAATGTAAAGAATGTTTTGAATGACGGGTCAAACGATTGAATTAGCCAACATATAACTAAACATCGAATATTAAACAATTCATTCTTTAGCGAATCATTGAAAACGGTATTGTCGACTAGTTGCGTGTTATTTGCGGCGTTTGTGTCCGCAAACATATTTGCAATGAAACCGTAAAACTGGATTTTGTCAATTTCACCTTGTTGTTTCTTGAGGGTTTCGTTTATAAATTGCTCTACTTGTGAGTGAACCGTTGGATTTAATGGCGAATAAAATGAATGCACCGTTTGCGCGGCTTTTCCAGCGGGAGTTGTTGCGGGTGTTGTATTAATGAATGATTTTAATGCATCTATTGGAAGACCACCCGCCCCGCCAAGTAGTAGAGTCGATGGTTGAATTATCGTGTCCGGATGTATTATTTTGTCGATATATGCATTGAGTGTTTGGTTGAGACCTTTTATAGCGGATGTTTTAGCCGGTTTTAATTTAGGAGTCGCCATAAAATCGTTTGCTATGAAAAGTAATAGCGAACATAACTCGATTGGCGGTATTTCTTCCTCTTGATATACGTAATTGTATACCGGTTTTGTATGGGTTGTCGTTTTATATAATTTTGTGTATTTTTTCTTATGTGTTCGATATAGCGTTTTGATAAATCCTCTCGTTGTCGTATCTTGTAATAGAACCAACAACAAAACAAGTAGGTTGTTTAATTTGGCATACGGATCTTGTTGCAATACTAATTCGACGAACTGGGTACTGTAATGGACCACATATTCTTTAATCTTTAGCAATAACCGAAACGGTAATCTCTCGTGTTCTTTTACGCCAGATAAAAAGTCATCTACGTTAGTCGCGTCATACGTATACGTTTCGAATAACTTCTTAAACGTATTTATTGATTTTACTCGAATAATTAGTTCGTCCTCTCCCGTTTTACGTATGGTTTCATTCAATATACTTGTAATATCAATCGCCGCCTTTTCTAAACTTACGTTCCTTGTCATAATTCGTCTTTCCAGTTCGGTTTCACGCAGTTCGCGAATAAACCCGATTTTGTCTTTATCTGTAGTGGGATTGCCAGTTTCATCTATTATCGTCGTCGCGGTTGCATTGGAATTTCCACCTGCCGGGGGTAGGGTATCGGGAGACTCTCGATTATTCGATTCTGCAATAGTAACATTTCCGGTTTTTAACAAATTACGTATATCGTTGTCGGATGGTTTAGTATAGTTTGTTTTATTTAGGTGAATCAGTTCAGATGATATGAATTTATACAGATCGGCGTTCACAGATTGTATTTTCGCATAAACATCTTGCGTATTGTCAATCGTAATGTTACGGATTGTAAATGTAGGATTTCGAGAGTATACCTTGTTTATGTTTTCCAGTAATGAATCGGCGTTCGTAAATTCCATCACAGCATTTTCATTCCCGGGTTCTGCGGTTTCAATACTCCCGAACATTGTGTTTAGTTCTTCCCGTATTTTCGTAAATACCAATAACAATAAATGATACTTAAACTGCAATTCATAATTATGCATATATTTTCCGAGAAAGTCCACAATACTCACTGAATATTCGCTTGCAAGATAACACGTTCCAGTTTGTAGACTCGCCTTAATTATGTCTGTTATACTGCTGGAACATACCACGTAGTTCGTATAGTCGAAAGAGGGCGGGGGCGATACCGGTTGTTGTGGTGTAGGTTCGGGAGATTTCACAGAGGGTGTTCCGACAGATGATATATCGGGGGATTTTAATTCATTAAGCCCCAATTCTAGTAATTTATTCATATGTTGCGAATATCTATATTATATATACACAATAACTATTCGGGACAATAACATATATTGTCGCTTGTTTCGTAAATATACAAGTTGGGCAGTTCTACGTATAAAATTGAATTTACAAAACACTATATGTAATAAATATAAAGACAAAATACGTTATATATAAACAAATACAATCAATCACCTCTATATAAAATATCGCAATGAATTCTCTGCAGGGTTCAGCCAAAAAAACACCAAGTTCTTCACATAAAACGAAAAAGAACAAAAATCCAGCGGTCAAAATCAATAAGGCAAATATGTGGGATATTTTCGATAAAGAGTCGAAAACACCAAACAATGGGGAGAATTCGACCCCTATCGAATGCATATATCAGCAGCAAACGGATATTGATTTATGCAATTTATGCAATACGACACTAATAATTACGGAAGAAGGATTCCCCACGTGCACCAATCCCAGTTGTGGAGTAGTATATACTAATACGTTAGACTACTCGCCGGAATGGCGATACTTTGGAGCAGAAGACAAGAACGCAAACGACCCTACACGATGTGGTAATCCGATAAACCCCTTATTGGTGGAATCGTCGTATGGATGCAAAGTCATATGCAGTCCTAAATGTTCATATGAAATGAAAAAAATCCGCAAATGGACGGAATGGCAGTCGATGCCGCATCGCGAAAAGTCGTTGTATGACGAATTCCAGTTTATTACTACAATGGCGCAAAACGCGGGAATTCCTAAAATTTTCATCGACGAAGCAATGATCGTTCACAAGGAAATATCCGAACAAAAAATATTCCGCGGGTTAAATCGCGACGGTATTAAAGCGGCGTCGATATACATTTCGTGTCGTTTGAATGGGTGTCCGCGAACCTCACAAGAAATCGCGGAAATATTTAAGTTAGACAAAACGAGTGCTACTAATGGGTGCACTATGGCGGTTAATATATTGCATAATATTGAGCGCGATGTCGATAGCACCGCCCGTTCAGACTTATGTTATTCAAAACCAAGCACATTTATTGAACGTTATTGCAGTAAGCTAAATATGCCACAAGGCGCGGTTTTACTTGCCAAGTTCGTTTCGGAGAAACTAGAACAAAATAATCTCATTACGGACAATACTCCGCAATCGATTGCGGCGGGAGTCATATATTTTATATCACAGGTGTGTAATCTGAATATTTCCAAAACCGATATTAAAAATATATGCAAGGTTAGCGAAGTCACGGTAAACAAATGCTATAAGAAAATGGACGCGATTAAGTGTCAATTGGTCCCATCGCATATACTGGCGACACTTCCAAACTAAAAACGAACAAACGTTTGCGATAGTATTCGATATATGTATTACATAAACATAAACATTCCCGGGTTACGGTTGCTGTTTACTAATGCTTTAAATGGTTGATTTCCGTGACGAAAATTATACTTAATATTCGTGTTCGGGTTTATTCTAAATGGGGTTTCAAATGATGTTATATTTAGCATTGTAAAATCGGCCATATTATTTGTGTCATTTTTAATACTTAGTATTTCGTCCGATTCGGTATTCGCGATACTCGATGGTATCTTGTTTTGAAGTATATTGTATTGCACGTTACGCAATTCAGTGATTCCTTCCTTCGTGCGATTTATAGCTCGCATATATTCATTTTTGTTTAAAATGCGCGTTAATCCGTCCGACGCGTGTGCAAACCGAGATTGTTTCGGCATAGTCTCTATATTTTCAAAATTACTTCGATCAATTACGCATTTTGCGGTTTCTAGACGTATTTGCAATAAATTATCTTCATATCCCCACCCCCATAAATTGGGATATCCATTTATCTTCTCAAAATCTTCCCCGGTAATAGAGACTATACCGCCAAGTGTATATGTGTATCCGTAAAAATGTTTTACAATACTGGGTTGTGTTACGTATTGAATATCATTTTTCGCAAATGGGTATACGTCAACATCGTTAAATACTAGTGTAATACGTTTGTAATCGTTTGGATACAAACGTTTTATGTATAAAAACCCTAGATTTTTAATTGCTCCGCGGTTAAATAATCGAGAGTCGCACTGATGCACCACAATAATCTTGTAGTCATCTTTGGGGATATCTTCTAATATATGCACCATACCAGTTAAAAACTTTTGCAGTAATATTTTGCGATTTCGGTATGGAACAATAAATACCATTTTAGGAACTACTGGTCCATTATTCGCGGATTGGTATATGGAATGCGGATCGTCGGATATAGTAAACGTAATATTTTCGGATTGTGACGTGTTGGGCTCCATAATTTCAGAATATACATATAACTAGATTTTTCGTATTGTGTAATACAACGTATTGCACGAGACATTGAGTGATATATGTATATGTCGTTGCCCCATATTGTATATGGTTGACTATCAGCAAAACACCTTATATGTAATTCCGTATGTTTGGGCGGTTTCCCAAACCCCCGATATTTTAATGTATTGCGATACCGTCGGTCGCCGGTAAGGTTCCGAAGTTAGGGTTATACCTCGAGTATGTATTTTAATAAATCCAATACATAATTGGGTTTGTAAACAATATGTGGGCGTTTTTACACCGCGTATTGTCGCTGAATATAAATGTAAAATGTGCCTTTCTATATCGCAAATACTCGTGATTTCGGATTGGTTGTTATACAAAGTTGGGTCAAATTGAATATAATTTGTATGAGGTGTATCCGCCGGTGTTTGTGTAATATACGATGTATGTTTTGCAAATGCGCCGTCATTTAAACATTTCCGCTCGTGGGTTTCAATATTCTTTCTACGAAATTCCTCCGTTGTTTCTTTGGAGAATCCTTCCATTCCTATGCTCGTTCCCCGCTCAGGTATTGTCATAAAGTATTTAGAATAGATGTGAAAATGAATATAAAGTCCATTCATAGTAAAATAGCTGTTAGAATATGTGATTTTGGCAAACACACCGTCTATAATAATATTCTTTTTCTTATCAGAAAAAGTAATTAAGAAATCTGGCGCTTCGCGCTCCGATTCGTCGTTCGTATTGTTCGACGGGTGTATAAAGTGAATGGGTAAAATAGTGTTCATTTTATGTATTGTATGAGTATACATTGCGGTATATTTATATTTATTCGAACACCATTTGTTGTTTTCATACGGTTGGAATATCCGGCTCTCGGTTAGGGTCGGTTAGTATCACGATAGCACTTTTTTCGGTGGATTCCGGGTATTTTTTCCGTAAATATGCGTCAAACATTGCCGAAAACTCCCCGTCTTTCATATAAATATGCGGACATCCGTTTACGCGAGTTAATCCATAGATATTGAACAATACAGGGAGTATTGCAAAAAGCGTGAGTGACTCTACCGAAAATGTTTTATCGTTGTAATTTTTAGGGTCGTCTTTAAATATATACACATTTTGCGCGGTGTGTTCCAAATCTTCCATTTTGACTTTCTGCAATAGTTCTTTGGTCGTGTTTAATACGAACAATATATCATCTTTTGTTTTATATATTTTCGGATTCGACGCAAAGTGATTAATAAACGTTTTGTGTAAATACGTTTGTCCGATGATTTTATACAAAAACGCCTTTATTGCATCTAATTGTGACGACTGCGTTTTATATGCGTGTATTACTGTTGCGAAATAGTCGTTGAATTCTGTCGGGGAATATGGTTCGTCGAATGAACTGAATACGAAATAGCGTAGTAAACAATGTATGCGATTAAACTCCGCCAATTTATCCGATACGAGTTTATGAATATCTCCAAGTTCGAGAGACGATAGTTTCGTTGTATTAAACAAATCCCCGAACTGTTGGTCCAGAATTTTCGTTTCGTTCGGGACGATTTCGTTCGTCCATTGTGCATATATATCCGTTTTCTCAATGGTAGTAGAATATTCACCCGAACCAGTTTGAAGAAGTTCGGCGTCTTTGTCGTCCGATTTTTCAGGAGGTGTATATATTAATTTTTTATATAGTTTAATGCTTTCCGGCACTTCGAATGCATCTCGCATAAAATCGTTTATTTTAAATGCGACAAAAATATTTCTCTGACCTGCTTTTTTCTTAGGAAAATATACCAGTGACGCGTTTTGCGAATTGAACCCTTCTCGTTTCGTATACACAAAATTCCATAAAGAAACACCTATTATGTAAAGAAATACACACAATAAACTACCAATAATGAGAAACGATATACGTTGTGGCGTCATTTGCAATATTATATATTTCTATTATATATTATATTACATAAATGTCTGCACGATTAGGCAAAAATCCAATCCCAAACGTTCATTGGAAAGGCGAGCCATTAAAACAAGTCACTAGTCAAATAAAACGAAACGGTCGTGAACCCAATACTACATCCGATACCCAAAGTATGTTTTTTCCACAACCGCTTAAAATATATCGCAGAGAATTATGCACGAATACTACAGAAACAGGTTGCAATCCACGCATATCGCAGAGCGTTGATCTATTACAGATGCCAAACGGATATACTATTACAGACAATGCCGTGAATGCGGGTTTAGTAAATGTGTTGGACATAACCGCAGTAACGAACAAAAGTCAAAACGGAGATTGTCTGATTCCCGCCGACCAAAGGACAAAACACGCATACGTGTGCGCAGAAGAAAACGCTAAACGTAGAGTGAGAAGCAGTGGGATGATCCGACGCACATTTAACACGGGGAATAACAGCGACCCCACATATTTTACAAACACGAACCAATATTTAGTGAGTCGTGCCCGAACATTTAAACAAAACCAATATACACATATCCGAAACGATAATCCGTCACTACTCGCCGAAGATACATTATATAGCCCAAAAACGTATTCGTCAAACGGTATTTCACATTGCAAGCGCACACAAATTATAGAGGGCGTGAACGACACGTTTTATTATTTTTGGACTACATTTGACCCTGACCCGAATAATTTTTCCGATGTTGTTAATGCAATAAATACTAATCCAGCCGGATTTGACGTGCAGAACTCCTACAACTGCTTTCGAGTGATTATTCCTCCCGGCGATTATTTTATCTCGGAATTGCAACAGATATTTACTTCAAAATTAATTTTGAATAACCATTACTATATTGAAAAGGCAACCGGCAAATTAGTGTTTTTACTAAAAATAATATTTAACACTATTCATCAAAAAATTGAGCTACAATGCTATTCGGACAAAATAGTTAGTGACACGGAAAAATATGATGTCCCGACATATAATGGAGATTTGCAAGGGGCAACCGTTGGAGAATCTTTTTGTCGACCTGCATTTTATTTTCCACAGAATTCCGGGTTTGCGAAGATGATTGGGTTTCAATCAGCAAAAGCGTATCCCACTAATACGAACGGCTCTCTCGAAATCCAATCGGAAGTGTCGGTTGGGGTCTTGTCATCATCCAATATTCATATTTTACCATCGTATAATATCGTCCATTACAAACCAAGTAATACGCGTTTTGCAACACAAGGCGCTGTTTCGTCTAGTGCACGGTCTTTGAGAGTAAAGTATGATACGGTTATTGGAAATAATGCTGAGTTTAAAAATACATACGATGTTGTATTAGGCGGGGCGTTATCGTTCGGCACTTCTCAAAACATATATACTATAAAGGACAGAATCGGGTATCCGAATAAACGGACTCCCGTATTGTGTCATTCATCTAGTCAATCTAAATGTTCCACCTAATATAGCGTTATCTTGTCTCGTATTCCACAGTGGAATATGTTGCGTGTGTTTCATTTTGTATAAACATATTGTTACAAACAACCGGATTATATGGGATATTATAGCGCACACACCAATCAATCGATTTACGCATATTGTGTTGCGTTAGATTCATTATGTGGTCATACGGCGGGTTCCGTTCAATCATCATAATTGTATTATGTATGTTTTCAATCTGTAAATACCCAAATATTGAATTATATTCCTCTATTTTTACGTTAAAACACAATGGCAAATCGACTGTTAAAAACCGCAATATATATGTTGTCATTATCGCGCTGGGACTAGGTGGTGTATTGATGCGCAACATTTGAATAAATGCATTGCGTAAATGCGGATATAAAGTGTCGGCCGAATGATATAGAAACCCTTTACATACCACATATTTTTCGGAATTTCCCGAACGACTGGTGCGCGGTTTGGTGATATATACCGTTTTGTAACACGACGACAATAAATAAAGTAAATCATTTGTGCATCTGTAAAAACAATCGAATACCTTTAATACAAAATTCCCGCCGGGTTTCTGCATCACCATTGCAAAAGCAATTTGCGCAAATAACAATTCGGCAATTTGTAGCTCTTGGTTATTAAAATCCGCGGAAAAGTCGAATCCTCCGTCGGCGGTTATCAAATCCATTGATGACCGATATTTTTCGTAACAGTATTCGAAATTGTCCAGCGATAATATATTTCCGGTATTATCCCTCCCGTTTTCGATTATCACGTTTGGGTTTGAGCATAAGAAAAATTCGCTTTTTTTCCAGGTGGGCACTGTTCCGTTGTTTTTCAAATCTTGTATTGTCATTCCAACATACACGTCGTTTGGGTTTTTACGTAATCGTACAACCGCTTCAATAAATCCACCGGGTCCTTCCGCCAAATGAAATGTCCGTATTGGTGTGATTGTAGTCGCGTTTAACTCCACTTCTCTCGAATTTGGCGAAAATGGTAGTAAATGTAATTCGTGAATTAATTCAACCATTTTAAAAAACGAACGGGAAAGCGGTCGATACTTCGATACCGCCTTTTTCTTGTAGGGATGAATGGTGTGTATATATTCATATGTGTTTGTGTATTTTTTGTATATATCCCATTCACGCTCGTGCTCGCGTATTTGGTTTTTAATATCTTGCAAATAATGCGATAATGATTCGGAAACGTGTTTAGCGGGCAGTTTATCGTCGATTGTTATATTTAAGTATTGAAATACTTGTGCATTTACATATGGAAGTGTATATACTAACATAAAATGTGGTTTGAACTGTATAATGTATAAAAAAACGTTTAATTAGTTTATTTGTTTATTTTATTTTACATATAATTATTTACAACAATCATATAATTATATTAGGGTTTATATTGGAATGCGTGGTATTTGGTTCCCTGACATTACAAGAACTCCAGGTCCTTTAATTTCCAATACTCACATCCGCCATTTGGCAACGGGCGTTTGATTATAAACGGCACTTTCTTTTCCGCTAATTCAGCACACGCTATTAAGTAACTATCGATTAATCCTTCGTCGGCAACATTCACAAGCGGTTTCGCTCCCGATTCAATTTGTTTCGCGCGTTCGCCTAAAATGCGCGCGCGTTCGTATTTTGTCAGAAAGGGAACCGTTCGATGTAATGGGTCCACAATATGACCGTTACTGTCGCGAACAACGGTGCACAATGTCTCGATTTCGTCGTGATTATGTTGTAATAGTTCCGGATGGTATTGTGTAATAGTGGCTTGTTTTGTGAAATCGTCGAATTTTTGCAAATATTTTTCGCCATCTTCGTCATCGTCCTCTGCTTCGTCTTCGTCGTCACTTTCCATATCATACTGGATTTCGACTTCTTCCCGCGGCTGGTTTCCACGCGTTTTTTTGGTGGATTTTGATTTTGGACCGATTTCGCCAAACACGTTTTCGGGGATATTGGATTCGTCTATGTTTTCAATATCCGAATCGTCTTCGTCGTCCGACGACATCCCGGTATCGTCTTCGTCTTTATCGGATAAATCGTCGTCGTCTTCGTCTTCTTCGTCCTCTACATCGGAGTTCACGTTAATAATGCCTTTAGGCAAGATAACCTTGTCTTGTTTCAGTGGTTTGCGGACAATCTCGTCGTCGGAATCATCGCCGCTTTCGTTTTCTGATGCATATGATTTCTCTTCGTCAGACATAGTTGAAAATTTCGAATTATCTATAATATACGCTTATAATTTTATATACGTTATTCCAACAATAAATAACTAAATCAATTTTATACACGTTCGATCGCCGAATTCGTGTTGGTTATTTGCAAAAAATTGATTTTAGCCGCATAAACGTATAAAAAGACATAAAGCATATTTTATTATACTAATATAATATATCAATAATGAAATTCTGTTCCGTTTGCAATAATATGTTGTATATTAAAATGACAAGTGGCGACGACTCCAACGCAATTAAATACTATTGCCGCAATTGCGGGTACGAAGACGACACCGTCGAACGAGAAGGCGTTTGCGTATTGAAAACCCAGCTGAAGAAAAACACGCAGAAATTCAACCATATCATTAATCGATATACTAAACTCGACCCTACACTCCCGCGTATCTACACCATCCGTTGCCCCAATGAAGCGTGCACCACGAATACCGAGAACCACGAACACCCCGAGATCATTTATATGCGATACGATGACGAAAATATGAAGTATCTATATTTATGTGTCACTTGCGATATGACGTGGAAAACCGACGACAGTAAATAACCCAACTCAATCAACCGGCGCGGATAGAGAGATAGAGTAGTGATACAGTAACGAAAATGCAAAAATAAACAACAGGTAATGAGGCAACGAAAAACAAAAACGGTATATTTATATAATTGTTTTTACACTTTTTTATATTTCAAACGCCTACTTTATTTTACTTCAAATGATTTCCAATAATTATGTATGTATTCTAATTCTTTTTTTTTATTGTCTTCCAATTTTGGATAATTTAATTCATTTATACGCCAAAGATAACTGTCTTTTTTAATTTTTTGAAGTCTTGATTGATACATATGTTCTAAAATATTGTATCTACTAATTTTTACATTATGTTCTCTAACAAACAAATTAATGAGTGATATAATTCTTATATTTGAATAATACAAAGAACTCCCATAGATAAACTCAATTATATATGGGTTTGATAAAATGTAATCAGAGTGAAATATTAACATTCTTTCTGTTGAATTATAGTCTAATTTAGTTTCATAAAAAGAATACATTTTATAATATATTATGTAAAATAAGATATTTTTAAGTAATATTTAAAGTAGTTTTATAGGCGTTTGAAATGAAAAAAGGTGTAATGTATTTTTTACGAAAACTATTTTTTGTAAAAAATTGATTATGGTATAACATATTAGAAATAACACCAATACTATATGAACCAATATATTATAATTTATGAAACAGAAATCCCGTTCTGAACTTTCGACAATACCATCACGTTTTGAACAGGATAACGCATCGAATAAAATGAACTATTTTACATTTATGCAAAATCACCGTATAGCAAAAGGCGAAGACAAACCCAGCACGAACACGCGTATGCCCGGTGGAGGGGATACGCTATTTGGTGCCAATTTCCATATTCCCGATGAAGAATACGCGCAGTTTTTACAATTATATTACGACGAAATCGTATCTAAAAATAAACTCGAACACCTTACCGAATCACAACTCCGCACAGATGGACCCATTCTCGTTGATTTAGATTTTCGTTTCCCGTTTACGTGCAGCACGCGCCAATATTCGAAAGACCACGTCGACGATTTAGTAAACGCGTATCTCGATGAGCTGAAAACGATGTTTCAATTCGAAGATTCCTCGCAGTTTTCATTTTACGTATTGGAAAAACCGTGTGTGAACCGCGTAGAAGATAAGCAAATTACGAAAGACGGTATTCATATGATTATCACCATTAAATGCGAGAGAAAAGCGCAAATCTTATTGCGAAAACGAATGGTCACTAAATTGACCGAAATGTGGGGAGACGGCGATTTACCAATCACGAACTCTATCGAGGAAGTGCTCGACGAAGGCATCAGTGACGGCCGCACAAACTGGCAGGCATACGGTTCGCGTAAACCCCAACACGAAATGTATCGATTAACCTATATCTATAATATTACCGGATACGACACCACCGACTCGGAATTTCGGATTCGTGTAACAAATGTAGCGGAAACACCAATACAGATGAGAGACCATTTCCCGCGTTTATCCGCTCGCTATGGCAACCATCCGTCGTTCTTTTACACCTCGGCGTTCTTGAACGAAATCAGCGCATTACCAGATGCGCCGGTAACACGTCGCGCAGTTCGACAACACAATATGGTAACAAATAATACAAACACCGCCGTTTTATCGGTGCGCAATGCCGCGGAATTGCAAGCACTCGCAACTGCCGTATTGGAATCGTTTTCCGAATCAGAATACGAAATTCGCGAGGCGTGGGAGTATACACTCATTTTACCGGAATCGTTTTACGAACAGGGGTCGTATACGAAATGGATACGCGTAGGTTGGGTATTGCGTAATACAGATGACCTGCTGTTTGTATTGTGGGTCTTATTCAGCGCAAAAGCCGCGAGATTTGACTATACCAGTATTCCGCAAATGTACGAAATGTGGTTAAAATTCGATATGCGAAACCCGAATCAGGAAACCCGCGGATTAACCAAACGGTCGCTTATGCACTGGGCGAAAGAAAGCGTTCGCGCGGAGTATAACCGTATTCGCGAAAGCAGTATTGATTACGCAATCGACCGCAGTTTAGGGAGTTACGAATTAATTGAAGACGGAAAGGCAGATAGACGCGGGTGTGCGGATTGCGATTTGGCGGCGATTCTATACCAGATGTTTAAATCGGAGTATGTGTGCTCAAGTATCGCAAATAATCGATGGTATGAATTCATCGAACCGCGATGGGTCGAAATCGATTCGGGCGTGTATTTGCGCAAACGCATTTCAAACGATTTACGTATGGCCTATTCGAAGAAAGCGACATTCTATATGGACATTCGTTCGCGACTGAATGAGAGTAACGACGCCCACCGCATTAAACAAATTACCGCGCACATTGACAAGATTATGGGTATATATATGCGTCTAGGAAATACCAACGATAAAAAGAACATTATGACAGAAGCGAAGGAGATGTTTTACAACCGCGATTTCGAGCAAGAACTCGACGCAAACCCGTATTTGATTTGTTTCAAAAATGGCGTCGTGGATTTTAAAAACAAGGTGTTCCGTCGCGGACAACCGGAAGATCATTTAACCAAATGCACCAATATCAATTATATACCGGATGTATTCGAAAACGAAAAATACAAGCCGATTATTGCAGAAATAAACGACTTTATGCAAAAGCTGTTCCCGGAAAAAGAATTGGAACGATATATGTGGGAACATTTGGCGTCCACGCTTATCGGTATTTTGCCGGACCAGACGTGGAATATCTATATCGGCGAGGGACAAAACGGTAAATCCGTATTGGTAAAATTAATGGAATACGTATTGGGCGAATACAAAGGCACTGTTCCGTTATCTCTACTCACCGACCGACGCACTAAAATCGGCGGCACATCGCCCGAAGTGATCGGATTACAGGGATTACGATACGCAGTAATGCAAGAGCCGACGAAAGGAGAGCGCGTAAATGAAGGTGTAATGAAACAATTGGTCAGTGGAATCGACCCGATTCAAGCGCGTGGGTTATATATGCAAAAAGCAGTGTCGTTTTATCCGCAGTTCAAATTAATATTGTGCACGAATTATTTGATGGAAATCAAGAGTAACGACCACGGAACGTGGCGCCGTATTCGTCCAGTGCCGTTTATGTCGTTATTTACCGAAAACCCAGTCGAGAACGACCCGGTAAAGCCATATCAGTTTAAAATCGACCGCACGATAGAAGAACGTATTCGCGATTGGAAAGAAGTGTTCGCGAGTTTGCTTGTCCATAAAGTCTACGAAACGAACGGACTTGTCAAAGATTGCGAGATTGTGCTAAGTGCAAGCAAGACGTATCGCCAAGGCCAAGATGCTATATCGCAATTTATTACAGACAATATCGTGCTGAACGAATCTGGACGTATCACCAAGACGGATTTGAAATCGTGGTTTAATAGCTGGATTGACCAGACGTATGGAAATAAATCCGGACCGGCATTAAAAGATGTGATTGACGAAATGAACAAACGGTATACTCGCTGCGAGAAAACCAAAACGTGGACTGGCGTATCGTTAATCGACCAACGGACATTGACGAACGAAATAGACGACAATGATATTGCGGATGTCGAATACGGCGAACTATAATTTGCAAAGTATTGTAATGAGGTGACAAGGTTAGGGGTTGTATTTTATGTTTCTTGTATGATGTTTGTTTGTATGTTTGATATGGTATGTTTTGAGTATATATTATTGTGTATTTTTTACTTTTTACGCGGATACGCCATTGAAATAAAAAATAAAAACAAGTATATAAAATATATAAAATATATATAACTGATTTCTAGTTTTTCTTTTTTTCGTGTTTTATTTTTTGGAATATTTATAAAATGAGGGTGTTAGCAGTGTCACCTGCAAGGTAAATGGGCGGGTGTCTACCAGGGCGAGTTGTCCCTTGTGGGCACCATTGAGTCGTCTAATTTACCTTTACTCGCCAACCAACCCCTTATATTTTGTAGAAAATCTTCACTAACATTGGTTCTGCGATAGTCGTCAAAATTTACGCCCAGACTTCTTTCAAAATCGTTCGCTGTATAAATATCCACATCGTTTTTCTGCACATATGTAGTTTCTTGTCTTTCTTGGACGAGTCGTTTTGTTTGAGGTTCACCGTATTTTTGTACTTCTCGGTATGCCAATACATAATCAAACCACAGAGTGTCTCGTTTAGTGCTAGGGAGTGGGACTGAATCACTGCCTTGAACTGGGGTGCGTTCACGTCTCAGTGTATAATATCTGCCAATAATCATAATATTTCCGCTATATTGTGGTAGAGAACCCTTCGGTATAATAACATATAGGGCACCCAACTCCAGTGGCGTTTCCATAGTATTTATAACGCTTGGTTCAACATACTGTGTTGTATTCATCATAATTGTTCAAACTCGTGCGGGTGCTTGGTGTTTTTGACGATATAGTATAATATAATGTTGTGCTAAAACATCGTATTCACCACGAATCAATTTTTTGCGTATACAAAACAACAATTTCGATAAAATGTAAAAAGACGTAAAATTTAAAAGTAGACACTACAAAACAATATATCATAAAATAAAATACAACTATTTTATTTTACATATCCACCAACTTATGTGAACGCGGTTGAAAGAGATGGGATACCATCGGGACTCATATTATTTGGTTCGGCATAAAAGTCGGTTTTGATAAACAATTTGTCAAAATCAAATACATACGACGACCCAGAAATAAACGACCATACATATGTTATCGCAAAATACAAGTAGGCTTCCACATAGTAAATTACAGCGGGGTATATGAAAAACCACGTAAAAAATAAAGTGTCGACCACTTCGTTACGTTTCACTCCGCGAAAGTATTGTTCTGCGAATAAAACGTGTATCAGAATAAAGAGAAAATAATAGAAAAACAACAGGTAAGTATTCACCGTTTTTACCGATTCCACCATTTTCGTTTGGTAATACGTTTTGCTTTCAAAACTATTTAATGTGTTTTTTGTATCTTCGTTTTGCTGAATTATGGCATTTTTCACGCTCATATTTGACCTATGAATTAATATATAATCCCTTACGATAATAGTTTTTATTTCAACAAACGGCTAAACGTCCGCGCATCTTTGATTGCAACATTATACAGTAGGGGTAGATTCGGTATATGGAGGCAGGTCCAGCTCATCATAGTTCAACACGCTTCGCATCATTATTTCGCGAAACACCGAGATACAGTAAATCGTTCCAATAAAGAAAACTACCGCCAGAAAAAGATCGGTTATCCATACTGGAAAAACGGGAACCATTTTACGCAAGACCAAAACGCCTAAATATATCAACAACACCGCGCAAATTGTCATAATAATTTGCGTATATCTGGCGAATCGTTTTCGGTAACTCTCGTTTAATATAATCGCGCGTTTTTGTCCAGAAACCGCATCGTCAACTGTTTTTTTCTTATCGGTTAATCGGTTGTATTCAAAATCCACGAATTCATTTAAGTCTGCGGGGTCGCCCATAATGCAATAGTATATTATTATAACATATAATATTGCGTGCTTATGATTCGTGTATAGTATGTATACTCCCGTCATTACGGGTTCGCGGTTACCATAAAAGCAATCAATCCGAGAGCTGCGGTGGCCGCGACGGTCATTATCATCGTATTGTATTGTTGGTTTAATATTTGGGTCGAATCGTTTAATATAATTTCTTTCTCGTGAGGTATGTAATCCGGATGGGTTGGCGGAAGAGTCGCTTTTGAATCCATATCATACTTTCGTGCGATTTGAGGGTTGTCGCTTAATTCGGCATGCTTGGCGATTAAATCACTCGCACTGTATGCTTCAATCACTGAAAAAGATTCGGGTTTTGATGAATACGGCAAATATTCAGGCATAATATATAGATTCTATATATTTTACTTATATTACGACGTATAGATACAACCATATATCCAACTATTGGTTTACGTAAATGTATCCTATCAACATTCCGATTCCAATAGCATAATTCACTGTTCGCAACAACTCTTGATTATACGTTTCCATTATTTGAGAGTATCGCGTTTTACTCGTATGCAATCGATTACTGTATTCCTCATTTTGACCACATTCGGCGGAATGCGTATATTCGTTGTTTGGCTGTTTTGCGCATATGTTTGCGTTCTGGTAATAAAAGTTGTTGGGGCTGTATCCTTCGATGTTTGCCATAGACGTTATATAATGAAATATGATTATCTTTTATCGAATTACTATCTAAATATTATCTAAATATGCTAAATCCTATAATTCCGTGAAAACGTAATATAACAAAGACGTCGCCAACACAGTCCACATTGCTCCCGCCATCATCGTTCCCGTATATTGTTGGCGGTATACGTCCGTTGCTGAGTCGGGCATTTGGTACAGTTCTTTCATATTCGCATCTATATGTCCACGGTTCGCTATAATATTCTGGTATTTCGCGTTATCAATATTATTGTATTGGTTGTTCATTACATTTATTACGGCGGTAAATGCCTCAATTAATTTATCAAACACCGCAATGACGGTTACATCCCCAGTAGCATATAATGGCTGCGTTGGAGCATTTACGCGCTTAAACCATTGGTTGTTGCGTATATTCGTCAAGGTAGTTTTGCACAAATTGACCTTATCCAGCAACGGTTTGATTTTTTCCGGTTTTACCTTTAAAATATAATACGGCGAACTAGATATGTCCCCAACCGCAATAATCGGTGTGTTTACTTCAGGAATATCGGTTTTAAGGAAAAAATTGGCATCTCTACATAATACAATCGTTTGTTCCACAATACGGTTAAAATCATTCACAAATGTGCCAGGACTTGTTCTTATACTTGAGAAAGATTCAGTTATATTTGTGCATTTTTGAAGCACATCCGCCGCGTCGTCGAACGCCTTTTTCAGATTAAACCCATATGAAGAATTCGCTGGAATGTTATATTCATATGGGCAATAGTATTGCTGGGTTAAACTGACCGCTCCAGTTGTGATGTTGTTGCTGAAACTATCAAAAAAGGTTTTAAATATAGTATTCACATTTGTAACTGCAGCTGCGTCTATAGTATCCGTGTTGTAAATTGTGCTATAGTTGTATATTGTGGTTCGGTCACTGTTTGCGCTGGCGTATTTAACGTATCTATAATAAATATTTTTTATGTGATATGTATTACTTAGCGTAGACCCGCTTAAAACATTACTTAATCCCATATTCGATGTGTTATGATATATACTATTATAATATAATAGTATATGTTAACTAATCACTACAACTTCTACCCTACGACGTAAATATATGCTAAAGTATTGACGAATCTATACACAAATACGGTAATAACTGTGTTTTAATGCAGTAGGACTTGGACGAATGATCTGACATATTTGTTTCGGTCGCAAACACAGGGCCAATGCCATTGGGTCAAACCGGTCGATTTCGGGTAATTGTGAATCGTTCTGAATATTGTATTTTGTATAAATGGCCTCACGCTCAGAATCCGTTAAAACAAACACGGGGGGAACGAGAGTGTGTTCCAGAATATTAAATTGGAGGCGTTTAATGTTATGCAATATTACGAAAATGCCGTCGTGATCGAAGAGATACCGAATGCGGTCTTTAATCGACTCGTTTGGCTCGTCATCGATGATAATTACGAGAGTATCCGGTTTCTCCAGGACGCTTTCCACATAATATAATTCTTCTACGATATCATTCAAAATGTTCGGTCGAATTTGCCGAGACGTCTGTTTGTCTGTGAAATAATACTTGACGTATACTTTACGGTGTGTTTCGTCGTTTGTCATCAGCATATCCAATTGCGAGTTTGTTGCCATCGCGTCGATTTCGTTTATGCTAAATCCACGGTATTCGTTCGCATCGAACCCGGCGCGCGTAAGTAAATCCAAAATTGTTTTGCGTGAATTATAAATGCTCAAAATGCGGTTGTTGGAAACTGACATTTTCAAATAGGAGTTTTATTCTATAAAATACGTTTATATGTTTATATTGGTTTATAACCGGTTTGGTTGAATCAATTTTATCGTTTGTCACATTGATTTTTTCGAGAATCTATCGGGGAAGATCGTCTTCGCCATTTATTGGCTTGTATTTTATACTTTCTCCAATAAGAGAATACTGGGTCAAATATATCTTCGCATCACTCGCTTTATACAAAGCATATGTTGTATGGCCGCTACCATTGCTGCCGAATATTGTGTATATTTTCACGTCATTTGTTTCCAGCAGTTTTGTATATTCTCGTTTGCAATTATATGTATCTCTTATCGATATTCCATATATAATCATATCGGACGGTTTGGTTGTGGCAATTGTCTCTTCCAATAAACGGTAATTCTCTTCAGTGAGTGACATTTTATGCAAAATATAATAGTTGATATATGGATTTATAATATACGCTTATATGTTTATATCGATTTATAAAACGGTTTGGTTGAATTCATTTTATGAATCCATTTTATCGTGTATTATAACGTCTGAACGTATGCACTGATGCCCTGGGGCATCAGTGTTCATACATACAGCGTTTGTGTTCACATAAGGAGTTTTACTCCTTATACCTGGACAATAAATGCCGAAGGAAAAGTGTAATCAATAATACTATTCGGACATTTCTCCTATAAATATAATATATAATATTCTATAATCTCATATATTACAGCCACTTGTGTTACTTATTCGGTTATCTTCATACCCGATAATTCACGCAAGTAATGTTTGGAACAACTTTCGACCAATATTCCGTTTGCATATATTCCATATTTACCTTTATAATTATTATTCTCAAGCGCAATATTATATATCATATATTCTCCTGGTATTTCATATACAACTGCGCGTTCATCTATACAAGCTGGTAAATTGTATCTACCTTCAGTTTGTAGTATCTCGCCATACATTTTTTCGACAATTTTACGTTGTTTATCTGATGCAAACTTACGCACAAGAATACTGTGTCCTCCTGTCATGATCAGGTCTTCCATATCATTTTTTATTTCGGGGTATTTTTCTTTCGAACATCTATACAATTGCTCAGCTATTCGTGTGGATGAAGCTAAATGTTGCATTTTACGCGACCCAATCATAGCCACGCGTTTATACCCGGTTTTGGAAACTTTAATCAAATCGCCAACCTTCAACTCCTGTATTGGTATATAACCTTGTTTCGTTAATATCTGCGTATTATATTTAAAGCACGGGAATGGAAGTTCTGGGTTCGTGTTGGGTTCTTGTGTGATAGTAAATGAGTGCACTTTCGCTATATTTACGAAATAGTTTGCCCCTCCCATATCTGGCCCTTGAAACACCCAAAGGTGGTTTTCCATAGTTTTCGGGGTATCCAAATCGGTTATCGCACCAGTTGTTACGTCATACAACTTATCTGAATACCAATTTGTGCTATAGAATGCGAAATATGGATAGTCAAGTGTAAGTTGGGTTTGTTGCGGAGAATATTTATACTGTATTGGCCTATTTTGTAAATATGGATCAGCGAAAACAATAAAACTATCCGGGTCAAAGTTCATTGTGCTAGGAACAAACTTATTAGAACGATAATCCCAAAAAGGTGGTTGCCGATTGCCTGTAACTAAATTTATATCTTCCGTAAAATATGGAAGTGACGACGCACCGTGAACCATTAAATCCACATTTATGTTGTTATAATTATAAATGCCAGTGATTGAATTACTAGCATCTACACTCACAAAATAATCAACTTTTGTGTTACCCTTAACAATATTAGCAATATCCAAACTAACTGAATACCAAGAAATATTCATTGTATATATTTTATATATTATATACCTAATGATTTTTTTACTAATTTTATTAATGAATTCTATGTTTCACTATCCTTCATAAATAGTAGTTGTAACCATTTATTATTATATATGTGTAGATTATGAGGGTCCATAATGATACAATTAACGATTAAATACTAATATAATACTAAACCACTTAGTAAATTGTAGGAATATTATCCGATTTTTTTTATAAAAAAGTTCTTTACTCCATCTAAAAATCCACCACTGGACGAGTTCGAAGCGGGAGTTTGTGTATTTTCGGAATGACTACTCCCGCCGTCCTTTTTAAAAACGATCGGTTTAGAACTTTCCGTGTATGTTGTTTCGTCAAAATCCGAATGTGTTGTGGTGGGCTTTTGTTCTCCTTGATTTCGAGAGTTATCATCCCCATTGACGATTTTAATTACCGGATTAAACTGAATCGGCGAGGGAGCACCCACCGTAGGATTTGCGATTGGGTGTGCGTGCGATGGGGTGTGAGCGCCACTGGGTTGTAAATATTCTCCGAAGAATTCACGTTCTGACGGAACGTCCGAACACCGAATGAGATCATTCGGGTGAACTACCATCATACTCTCGTAATTTGCCGGAAAACTACCGTCTATATTGGCTGTTTCAATCGTAACGAATTTGTCACCACCTCGTTTAATATACCATTTGTGGTTCGGGAGTAACCCCATTTCGGCCGAACCGCGATAATATACGGGTTCGCGTTTCCCTCCTCCCTTCGAAAATGGTGATAATTGACTCACCGCTTTAGTAACGGTTTCCCACATTGTAGGTGGTTGAGGTGGTGAATATTTCAGGCTTTCGTTCTGTGTTTTTGTATTAGCGGATGGTTCATATGCCGGCGATGATGAATTACTCGCATAGGCGGAGTAATCAATTGGACTTCCAGGGGGCATATATGCGGGAGATCCTTCTGCATACGGAATATTATCATATCCGGATTGTGGAACATCGGGACTATTGGGCACATATGCAGGTGATCCTTCAGCATATGGAATATAACCAGTAGTTGGAAAATCAGGACTGCGTGGAACATACGCGGGTGATCCTTCTGCATACGGAATATAACCAGTAGTTGGAAAATCCGGACTGTGTGGTTGAAGATATCCTGGAGGTGCAAAATCAGGCGTAGGTGGAGATTCCGGTGTAGTGGGAATTCGTTGCGCGTCATTGGCTTTAATTTTGTCGCGAATACTCTCTATAATTTTACCGGGTGTGGCATCCGGTATCAAAGTGAGTTTTTGGATATTGTTCGAATATGACATACTCTCGATTTGCGAAATATTATCTTCGGTGATAATGCGGAGTTGAACATTGATTGTTTGTAATTCTTGTATCAGCAATTTAAGCGTATATGGGATCGAAACAATACTGAAATCGCGTCCAAATCGGGTTATATGATCTATCGCAATCGTGTTTCCGTCGACGGAAGTGGAAAACTGGATGGGACCATCTGCCATCGGACTCATAAACAGATTCTTATCCGGATTGTATATGGCTGTCATTCCGGATAAATTACATATTGCTAAATAACATTGGTCGCCACGATCGACCATACTCTCCGTTAAAAAGTTCGCTATACCGTGTGAAATCAGCACATCGCGTTCCATTTCGCCAATACGCAACCCTCCATCGTTTGCACGCCCACTTACCGGTTGTCGCGTTAATGCGGTTCGCGGACCCCGGGCGCGATAATTGACCTTATCTTTCACCATATGTTTCAAACGCATATAGTAATTCGGACCAATGAAAATATGACTCTCGATTTGTTCTCCCGTCATTCCATTATACAAGATTTCGTTTCCACTTGAGTGAAACCCCACCTTGTTTAATAACTCGCCATACACTCCGATTTTCGACCCTGCGTTATTTAATGCAGTGCAATCGGCAAATGCGCCATACATAGCACTCGCTTTTCCGGTAATACATTCCACTAATTGTCCGATCGTCATACGTGTAGGTATTGCGTGTGGGTTTACTATAATATCCGGCCGAACGCCGTCTTTGGTAAATGGCATATCTTTTTCGGGAATAATCATTCCAACCGTTCCTTTTTGCCCGGAACGCGACGCGAATTTATCGCCTAAATTCGGAATGCGTTCTTCGCGGATACGCACTTTCGCAATACGTTCGCCTTCTTCGCCTTCGGTAATAAACGCTTTGTCGACATACCCCAGTTGTCCCTTTTTCGGTGTTTTCGACATATCGACACGTATTTCGTGCTGTTTATCACTGATAACCGTTTTGGAACTATTCGAAGTGAGACCAATCAATACGGTTTTGTCGTCGATGGGAGTATTCTCTCGAATTAAACCATATGCATCTAACGCATCGTATTTATATCCGGGTTTCAATCCGACCACATTTGGTAGAGATTCGATATTCGAAAAACGTTTATCTACATTTACGTCGCCACTTTTCGTTTCCTCCTCGTGTGTTTCATATGTAGTATAATAGGTTGTGCGGAAAAGCCCGCGTTTCAGCGACCCTTCGTTTATCAATACGGCGTCCTCGACGTTATACCCCGTATAACACATAATAGCAACAATTGCGTTTTCGCCGTATGGGTTTTCTTCGTGATCGACGTGACGCATATATCGCGATTTCACAAACGGGATTTGACCATAGTTGAGAACCACCGAGGTTTTATCCATACGCAGCGAATGGTTTGTGTGATATACCGAACACGCTTGTCTCGATTGCCCACACGAGAACAAATCACGGGGTAATGGGTTGTTTTCCGCAAAAATAATATGATTTCCAGCAACGCCCAATAAAAAAGAACCGTGTATTTCCATATGTGTGTATAGTTTATGCTTTTGCGGATGTTTTCGCCAATCGTTTTGGTCAAACGAAATCAATGCATTTTCGGTTTCACTCGCGTCGATGTATTCCACCACCGCCTTGTCTTTTAGAAATCGCGCCAATTTCGCGGGATTGGTTTCCGATTCAACACCGGTGTATAGTTCGTGCAATTGGAAAAAACGGGGAGTGTTGGTATGGAAATTCGCCGACTCTCGTTTTTTATTGAAACCGGAAACCAGTTCCGTCCACGTAAAATCGCCGTCGTGTAGCCGGTCCGCCATTTCCTTGCTCGTTTCAAACGACATTTTCCCGGTATATTCGTCTTTGTAAAATATGGGGCGGCAAAGCCGCCCAGCGTCCGTGTAAATATAAATCGTGTTTTGCCGTATTTCAAACGTAGCACTCGTATGCACCGGAATTAACGCATTGCGCCGGAACAACCGTATTTTTTCGATCGTTTCCAACGGCGACGTTACGCTTCCCGCCCAATACCCGTTCACAATCACTTTCGTCATACTAGACAATAATATCGGGCTACATTCTTCCAGAGGTTTCATCCCGACTTTTTCACGAAGCCATTCCACCATTTTTTCTCTCGAATATCCACGCGAAATATACGTTGTGATTGCCAGCTGTTTATGTAACCCAATGTTTCCACCGTCGGGAGTATCTACCGGATCAATAAACCCCCATTGCGAAGAATGCAACACACGCGGACCGACCAATTTCACGCCCGCTGGAAGCGGTAAATTCGTTTTGCGTAAATGACTAATCACCGAATGGAACGATAACCGGTTAAGGTCCTGTATAATACCGATACGTTTCGTGTGCGTTTCGGCGCCCCAGTTTCCTTTAAACGCCTTTTTGAATCCGTCATCGACAATACGGTTACGAAACACGTCGCGGTAGTTTTGGTGGATGAGGTCAAAGAGATTATCCGCATATAGTGCCTGTTTGTAGTATAATCGACTCTCGAATTCGTAATGCACTTTTTTCAATTGAATGGTATAGTATTCCTGAAACAACGAATACAAGAGTGGCCCGATTTGTTCTATACGCTTGTATTTGAAATTATCGCGATCGGTAGGCAGTTCCAACCCCATATATACAGACAATAAACGGAACACGATGTGACCCAAATAATATGCCTTCTCGATGTAATTGTTTTCGCCGATATGTGGGAGAAAATAATCGTTTAATATTTCCTGCACGTACGCGTCATTGCTATATTTCGTAAACCCTTTTATGTATTTAATGGCGGTATCTTGCGTAAAAATGACTCCCGCATCGTAAACGCACGGTTCAAACGCGTCTATCATAAACCCGTATTTTTTCATATCCAATAAACACGTCGCGATAATGTCGTAGTCGGATATTATTCCGACAGCGCGAAATACGATAAATAACGGGATCGGTTTTTGCACGTTCGGAATATTCACTTCGATGTTTCCAAAATGAAATCGGGGAGTTGGCGCGACCATATGCACCGAAAATTTACGCACCGGTTTCGATGCATTTTCCGAAACGGACCGGATTTCGGCGGAGTATAAAAACGTGTCACCGGGAGCCGTATCCGTGGCTGCCTTCCCTTTTTTAATATACAACATATTGTCCGCGAACTTTTCTTGTGCGATAACGGTTTTTTCTTTTCCGCCAATAATAAAATACCCTCCTGGATCATTGCGGCATTCGCCGAGAGAAAACCGGGCTTCTCTCGAAAGTCCGTTTAAAATGCAAAACTTGGATTGCACCATAATAGGAAACCGGCCGAGGTATATTTTGTCTAATGTAATCGTTCGCCGTTGAACGTTTGGGGCAACCAGCGATTTTTCGTTCGCTTCTCGCAATAACGCCGCCAAATTCGTAGTCATTTTGTATGGTTTCGGCGCGCGTTTTTTGCGCTGTTGCGGTGCATCTTTTGCGCCACCTTCCATACCTTCCTCATATTCGAATTGACCAGTCGTTTTTTCGCCGTTATCGCCCCCCTTTGGCATTTCAATACGGACGGTCTTTTTCGCTTTAAAATTACCTTCTTTCGCTTTCGATTCAGCTTCGATTTCTTCTAAATATACTTTTGGTCCTTCTTCGTCGAGTTCTGCCCGTTCGCCGGAAGGCAAATATTCGGGACCAATAACGGTCGGTTGTTGTCCAGGTTCGAGAGTATCGATAAACTCGACGTCGATATCATAGTGGACGGTCATACTGTATGACATATTACGTAATCGCGCTTCGTTCGGATACATATAATGGGAATTGCCCTTATCGTAAATCACCGGTTTGCCGAAATATATTTTCGTGCCGTCTTTTCCGCCCATATATAGAATGCATTTGTGCCGATAATCTTGGATGGATTCATCGTATTTCGAATAGAGCTCGATTGGGTTCTTTTCGCGAAATATGTTAAAAATCCCGTTTTCGAAAAAATCGTCGTATGATTCCAAATGGTGACTTACCAAATATTGCGGGTTTTCTTCAAAATGCGAATGAATTATTTTCCATAGGGTTTCGTCATCCATATTATTAAATATATACTATTCCGTCATTTTTTATTATATCGTTTACTGTGGTATATTTAGTTAGAAAAACCCCTGTTTTAGTCAGAAACGCGTTTAGCGAAATGTTTTGATATTTTAGCATAATCAAAAAATATATAGAGAGTATATAATTATGTCTGCCATTCTTCCTAAAAATATTTTCGGAAATATTAGTGGAGAGTATTGCGTGTATTTTTACCTACTCTCCGTTGTGGGATTAGTGTTCTTTGCCATTTCGGTTATAGGAATCGTATATTTCGGTGTGCGACGTAGTAAGGGGGTCGAGTTTTTTCTCCCGGCATTTCTCCAGGCGTTAGCCTACTTTTTCATTTATTTCCAAAACCGACTGTTGTTTAATATGTGTGCAAGAACCCTGAATTAAATAGATGGATGAATGTATGGATGTATATACCTACATAAATAGGTTTTTCGTAATAGTTTATGATGTTTATTCTACGTAAATATCATAAGTTGTGAACTCTCGTTATAATGGATATTGTATATTATAGCAATTATTGCAAACATTCGCAAAAATTATTGCAATATTTAGCAAAACACGGACTTACCTCAAAAGTCAATTGCATCAATATAGATAAACGCAAGCGCGACAATAATACAAACCAAACACACATATATTTAGAAAATGGCGGAATCGTGTTGCTTCCCCCCAATGTGCATTGTGTTCCGGCGCTGTTATTAGTCAATGAAAAATATCGGGTAGTCATCGGTGAAGAAATATACCGGCATTTTCAACCTAAAGTATCCGCTCAAACCGCTATTGCCACAAAACATAACGATGAGCCTGAATCGTATGTTTTTTCATCGTCTCAACCCGGAATAAATATACAATCCGAACAATACACGTTTTATAATATGAGCCCCGATGAATTGAGCGCCAAAGGAAAAGGGGGGATGCGTCAAATGTATAATTACGTATCCGCGTTTCACGATAATATGTCTATACAAACTCCTCCCGAAACCTATCGTCCGGATAAGGTATCCTCAGAAACCGTGGAGGCATTACAACAAATGCGAAGCGCTGAAATGAGCGCGCAACCTAGCCAGCCCACGCAAGGCGCGGCGCAGGTCGCGCCGCCGGTAATGTCACCGAATCCGCTCATCGAAAATAAATACATATATACACAACAACCGCCCGTATCGCAATTACCACCAAAATATTCTGCACAACCACCTCCCGCAGGTCAGCCGCCGGTTAATACATTGCAAAATGCGGCACTGCGACAACCATATCACAATAACCAATATAAACAATACTACCCCCCTTCGCAAACAACCAGTATGTCACAATACATTTAGCCGGAAAACGTATATTGGTTAATTACCTGTATAGTTGGCTATATATGGTTGTTTCATAGTATTTAGTTACTATTAATGACTAGGCGTATGGAGTAAAACTCCATAGCCTAGCATATACTTTGTATGTATGATTTTTGATGCCCGCGGGCATCAACACATACGTCCAGACGTTAAGTAAGTAAATATTTTTCATACAAGACTTTACCGTTGTTTTCTTCGGATAATACGCCGATTCCTACGATAATACCTTGTTCCGGATTTGTTATAATCGCGTTTCATATTTATTATAACACGCTAGGCGGTATATTCCAGCAACTTTTAGAAAACCCATCTACATCTCCCCATATGTGTAACCCGATCCAGCGAGATGCATATTTTCGTAAATTCGTTTTATGTAAATGGACAATTTGTATTTGTTTGCAAGGGTTGAATACTGAAAAACCGACATTACAGAAGGCGGAAATAATATGCGATTCTATGCCTGGTATATTTTGATAATATTGAGTATGTTCGTTAATGATAGACTTATCAATATATTTCGAATTAAAAATATATGAATCGTGACTTCCTTGATAACGGTTGATTAATGGATGTGACATATCGTGTTCGTGACGGGTTAATGCATACGTAATTTTTGCATCATTTAATCTTGATATAAGATTTAAATCTACGCTATACAAATATATATCAGAATTTGTAATCATACATATTTTATCCCTTATATTGTTTAGTATGTAATCAAAAAAATCTGAAATGAATGGTTTTTTCTTAATATCAATAATGACGATTTTGTCTGAATGTTCAGATGTCTTAGTCAAAGAATATAATGTATCTAGCGCATCATTATCATCAACAAACAAATGTATTTTTTCAACAAAAGGTGATTTCATATTATTACATAGGCAAGTTTTAAGTTCTTCACTTCTTGCATTATCTAAATTGGATGAATATTTTGAAACATAAAATGAAGAAATAATGTTAATCATTTTTTTTGCTATTATATAAACTATTATATAAAATCATATTGTTATCTAATCAATGAAACGAATATACGATCGTATCTTACAATGTGATACAATATAAAATAACATAAATAATTATACTGCATTATATTTATATAGTAGTATGAAAAAGGTTATTACATTTTCGTTATGGGGTGATAATCCAACATATTGTGTTGGGGCTATTCGAAATGCTAAAGATGCGAAAACAATCTACCCTGGGTTTGAATGTTGGTTTTACGTTCATTCAGAAACTGTCCCTGAAAATATAGTCGAAGAATTAAAGAGTTTAGATAATACCAAAGTTATTTTGAAATCTGGCGACTTAGCGAATGAAAACTGTAAACCTAGGATGTGGAGATTCGAAGCAATCGATGATAACGATGTAGAAATTATGATGTCTAGAGATACTGATACTCGAATTACACCACGTGAACAATTCGCAGTAAATGAATGGATGGTTAGCAATAAAATGTTTCACATAATGCGAGATCATCCACACCACAACTTTTGTATATTAGGTGGAATGTTCGGAACGAGAAAGATACCTCAAATACCAAAGTGGGGTAGTATAATGGAAGTATACAAAAAAACCAGTGATCGTATGTATGACCAAGATTTTTTGAGAGATTATGTTTATCCCTTAATACGCAATAACAGTGTTATTCACGCAACATTTCACAAAACAGAACCACACGCGACAAATTTTCCGATCAATTATTGTTGTGATTATCGGTTTGTGGGTGAATATGTATACGCAGACGATAGCCGATCGGAATTTCATATAAATGAATTAAAACGATCTGTAGTTTCTGCACAGGCAAGTAACCCCCACACAAGATGCATTTTACAAGAATAATTGTCGAATATTTTCGAATATGTGTTGTGATATTGTATTATTATCATTATTTAAAAATAATGATAATATAATGATAATCGAAATACCTCTCAAAATTATAACATCGGAAAACCAGAACGGAATTTCGTATGTAGAACGCCCTAAATAACGTTCACTTATGTTTTCTTCGATTTAACCCGTGAGTTACGGACTGTGCCGACTCCTCCACAAGCCAAACTATTTGGCTTGTAACATACCTTTGAGTTGTCTGAAAAAAGACTCTTCATATTGAACCGCGCCATATTTGATGGTGTAGGTGGGAGTTTGGAAAACTGCATACTAACCGGATTTGAAAACTCGATATATCCAGGCATTTTATACAATAGAAACAGATAATATATGGTCGTGTAGGTTATTTACATTATAAGACAATTATGTTATAACATTGGGTTACAATAAAATGGGGTGTGTAAATATATTAGTTGTAAAACTATTTATAGATATTGCTGAAATACAGGGTATACTGTATATTATGTCGGCAGAACAGACCCCCAAAATCGATAAGTCTACAATACTAAAGTTATTCAATAAACAATTCTTCGAATTTTTGGACGAAATCATTGTCATATTACCCGAAAATCAAGAAGTGCAAATTGCCCGCACAACGTTTGACACATTTAAACGCGCAAACCCAACAACCATTATTAAAGCGTGGTATTCATTAGTGTATAAGCCATACGAAACAGTGTTTGATTCCGGAAACATTTCTTTCTTTTTCGATAAAGATTATGCTACCGATCTACTAGCCGTGCCCAACGCATCCCGTATTATGGAAATGATCGATAACATTCGCACGCCAATAAAAAACATGAGTCCAGAAAACATCGCACACTCTACCAAATATATACAAAATCTATGTAAATTATCTGCTATTTACAGCGCATAATACAAAACCGGAACACATTACAACACTAATAACACGTTATGAATAGTCATATACTACTATATCACTATTTTATTTACACATTGCCGTTACGTTACGAATTTCAATACAGTTTTTATTTTTGGTTTTGTGATGGAAGCGACCGAGCGCTATTAGAATTGCGATACATTACCTGTTTGTTTTGCTCGTTGGTTGGCGAGTCGTTTACCGTTTATGCGTCGTTGTTCATAATATACACCAACTGTGATATGGCCAGATTATTGTAATACATCAATACCTCGTTAAGTGTCACAACCGTTCGTTCGCCTCTAGCCATCGATTGGATAAATACGTTGTGATGGATTTGCGCGATCAGTTTGGCGTATTTTCGGTCGGCGGGCTCGCGGTGTATATAGTGCTTAACGTAGTTTGCGTGGACCGTATATACGAATTGCATATATTGGTGTTGGAAATGTTCGAATAATCGCGTGAAACCGGGAAAGTATCGTTTAAATGTGTCTAATTGGCCATTTCGCGCAAGTTCGAAATACTGATACTGTAAGTTGCGATGATTTCCTCTCAATCCGCGGAAATATGCGTATGCCACATTTTCCCATACGGTTCGTTCTCCCGTGCGAACGTTTATAATCATAACACCTGGTTCGTGTAACCAAAACGGATATTCGTGGACAGCATCTCTTAGAGACTGACTTTTCCATATAGTGATGTCTGTTACTATCTTTTGCAACTGAATGATCCGGTTGAACTTTTCGGGGATTAACTTACCTAATTCGGAGGGAGGGATGACTTCTACCGAAAAATCGTGCTCCGTGCTTCCGGTCTTTATCTTATGCGCGGATATGAGGGTGATACTACCTAAAAACGTTACGTGAACGATCGGGTTCGATGGATGTTTCAGCATAAACGTATAACAGTATTCCTTATCCAATTGCTGAATAAAGGGATTCGCTGATAAAGGTACGTCGTATTCGGTTTTTGGCGCTTCATAGTGCTGTTGTTCTTCAATGCGGACGCGTTCCATCGGAGTGCCCACTATAAAGCAGTTTGCAATCGCATCGTAAAACATCTGGCGAAATGTTCTCTGTGGTTGAAACACGCAGCCTTTATATTCTGTGCGATAATGCCAGAAATTGCCGCCAACATTTCCTTTCGTAGCGATCTCCCACTCGTTCACCGCCGGATTGTAAAACAACTGAATCATTGTGCCTTCATTCATACTGACGATTTGCATTTCATCCGTGAATGACGGATACTTCTCAGTAAATGTGTCGAACGTTTGAGGAAATGGTGGAGCTACTGACAATAGACGTCCGGTTTCGGAACTAATTACCACTGAGTAATACTTTTGTAAGTCGCTGGTGTCTTCCATCGGAATTGCTGGGACATTGTCCGGTTCGGTCGAATTACCGTTGGTTAAGTTTAGAATAGTATATTTATCTACACTTTTGCGCATAATGTGTGTGTCTTGAATATTCACATTAATATTGTATTCGCCGCTGATTAGAGGTGTATTAGAACTCATTTTCTTAGGTATAAATTGCTTTGATTAACTTGAATATAGCGCGAAGTGGAAATTCAGTAGATTATAATATAGTATATAGGCGTCTGTATATATTGTTTATAAATATATTATGAATCAATTTTATGGTTGGGTTGTTTACGAATGTATATGTCCCAAAACGTAACGAAACGAATCTACGCCGCACCCTTCCCAATTCGAATACTCTCGTATTCACGCAAAATATTTGGTAAATACGATTACGTAAGAAATTATATAAGTATTATATAATATTGTCAGTATTAACATATGGAAGACCCGGTTGAACCCCAAAATGACGGTCCTGAAATGGACGAAAATAAAAATACTCCGGAAAGCACCGACGGAACTTTAGAATTAGGCGATATTATCGAAATCCGGGCTCCGACCAATACCGAAATAAACGACCAAATATACGCAATAACGTATATTGACTCTACTATTATACGTTTAGTGCACGTATCCAGCTACCAAACGCATACACTCACTATAAACAGCGACGGAAAGTTTACCGATGAATCGATACGACAGGTCTCGATTTTGTGCAGATGCAAAGAAAAGGGTTTCGCCAGACAACATAAGTTAGTTACTTCCCAATGGGTCGATATCCATTTCGGAGGAGATGTTCCCACGATTATTTCGGGAGAGATTACGAATTTAGAAGAGGATATGATTGAAGTCACCACGTATCCCGACCGAAACGTTATTTACATTGACTTTGAGTATAAAGGAATCCCCGAACATATACCCATCGAAAAATTCGTGTTGCGAGACCGTCCAGAAAGCCTGGGGCGAGTTACTACTATTGCACGAACCGCAGAAGACGAAGGGGAAGATGTTGTTGTTGGCGAAGATACCGAAGCATATATGGAATATGTGGATACGGGAGAAGCGGTGATTCACATTCCGGAAAACGCACAGCCGAAACCCACCGTAGGCGAAGTATTGCGCAGTCTATATTTAGATGCGGCCGAAATCATCGAAGAGGATTTAGAAGATGACGTAAAAATGGTGGAAGTGCCGGAAAACGAAAGACGGTACACTATTGAGGCGCAGTTGTTTGATATGACCGACGAATTTATTTCGGCGGTGCCGGTATTACAGCGAACACATCGTATTTTTGCGAGAGTGCATAATCTAATCCATAAATTCCGGCAATTGCGCGAACAATTTTCGGTATTTGACAAAACCGGTATTGTTCTTTCTCCTAAAATAATGGGCGCATACCATAAACCACTGTCCGATATTATCCCACAGTTGAAACACCGTCTACGATGGTTACTCCCGTTGGTTCAATCGCAAAAGAAAGTTCATATATTTAGTCCCGAACAACCCGCCGTTCAACCGGATGTGACCAATCGAATAATCGAAACCGATATAGAAACCTTGGAAGATATTCAAGCCAAGTATTCGCAACACGCCGAGAGGTTGCAACCATATGATAGAATGATACAGGATTTAATGGAAGAACTGGCCGCGTTTCAATCTCCCGATTTCTTTACCGATAAAACGTTGAAGAAAACCCGCGTTCAAACAGATATTGATGCGGCGGTCTACAATACCGACGATTTTCACAGCACTGTTTGGCGTTTTAACGGAGAAGGCCGACGGCGGTTTGTAATACAACGCTATGGATTAGGTAATACCAAGATGGTTTCGAACGAACTGCAAACCGGAAAACGAACGTATTCACGGAAGCCGGTGAACGAAAACGACGAAATGTATATTCGTTCATTGTTGGTATTTCCCGAACAGTTTGTGCAATATTCGAGAGTCGAATTACCCGGAACCAACATTGCGGATAAATCGTTATTAAGTCACGCGTCGATTGATTTATTCCGGGCGCTTAAAAGTAAAACGAATATACAAACGGTATACGTTTCCGATTTATCAAAAGAAATCGAATATACCAGTTTGACCGAAAACACCGCCGAGAAAACCACGGGTGAAATCAATACGTTTTTAGGTAATCGCCATACAATCAAAGAATACGCATTAGACCCGGCAGTGCCGATTGATGCGACCACTTTTAATAAATTCTTAAACGTTGTTTTGCCAAAGAAACGCATTTTAATTGAATTCGCTAAACATCGTATTCGCGGAGAACTTTCGATGTTCGATATGATACGTTTGTTGGAACCGTTTTTGGTATATACTCCCGATATCACATTCACACATTATAAGGAAATCCGGTATTTTATAAAAGAAGAAATCAAGAGATACAAGGCGAAAATAAAGAAAGCTGAAAACGATTTCCAACTGTTGCGACAAACGAATTATGATGTAAAACCATTCGTCAATATAATTAATGTAATATTACAAAGCGACCAGCAATTAGACGCAATATTTCGCGAGTGCTATAAAATCGCGCCACTCTCGACCGACGAGGATTTATATGCGAAAATACCATCTTCACAAAAGGTGAACGTCGACGGGTTTACCTCCGAGTTATTGAATAAAATATATGCTTTGGACGGCGGACAGATGTATCTGCGAATGGTGAATAAAATGCTGATTTCACTAGTTACTCCCGACAAAATACTGAACTCCGTCGAAATTGCGAAACTAGATGATATGACGAATATCGAAAAAATACGCGCAACGGATTGTTTTCGTAGATTTATCGCAAAGAAATACACCAGCATCGAAGACCTGCGTAAAGACAATAATTCCGAAGAAGTGTTTTACGATAAAGAATACGACGATACGCCATACGACATTCTGAAGAAATACAAGGACAAAAAACGAGAGATGTTACCCGAACTGTTTTTCGAGTATTTCAAGGAAGTTCTCATTTCCAAACACGACTGTCCGGAAGATATGGCGAGTGAACTTGCTCAAACGATTCTTGCCGGGAAAAAGCGCGTCAAGGACGGATATGCCATATTAGAATTGCGCCCGACATTGTCGGATCCCGATGCGGATGAGTCGACACTCTCGCCAAAAGAGCAAGAACAAATCGGAATCGAAGCCGATGTGCGAAAACGTATTCAGTACTATAAACGTGTAAACGACCATTGGGTTCGCGATGAAAGTGTTGATGAAAACTCGTTCGTGGACAGTAGTATGCTAATGTGTAATATGAGTCGAGAGTGTATTCAAATCACACCGAGTAAAGTATGTGCCCCAAACGACACCGCCGCAACACGTATGAAAGCAATTACGCTAAACCGGATGCAAGACGAATTCGACCGCCGTGTGTCATTATCTCTCGAAGAAGTTGCACGTGAAATAGAGACGTCGATCGATAAGCTTAACCAACGCGTGTTTCGTAAACAGATTCTGTATAATATACAGGATAAACGCCAAAACGAATACGCGGTTTCTCTTGGGAATCGCGCGGTGCAAGTGGAAGCCACCGAGAGTCCATATGAACCGTTGCGTAAATCGATAATGGCGCAAACCGATTTTGTCAAACGTCAAAGTGATATAATGCGATTCGTGGAAAATTTTGCGCGCGAACCAATGATCGATAGAGACGAAAACCAATATTGGATGTATTGCCGTGAAACGAATACACAACTGTTTCCACTCTCGTTATATTTATTGGCAAAATCGTTTATCGAAACCGATACGTATAACGATACGCTGGATAAAATATGTGCGGAATACGGCGAATTGAGTTCGGACGGGGATTGTATCATAGATAAACATACGTATTATGTATTGCGTCAAATCGATTTTGTTGCCGAAGAAGGATACGACGAGAGCGGGTTTCGCATTATAACGAATAAAATAATGGAAAAGGAACTCGGTGATGCGCTGAACGAAGTGTTTTCGAAAAAAGATAAAGTGTTTGATAGCACCGAAGTGCAAAACGCATACAATGTGTTCTCGGTAATTAGCGACCATATCCAGATTAACTCAGGAGCCGTTTTCGAAGAAATCGAAGAAATGGTAATGCGAATCACCGCGGAAATAATGAACGATACCGAGACTGTATTAAGCGAAAAATCGTATTTGAAATATGCCGAAAAACGCGCGAAAAATGCAAAGGAAAAACAAATCGTTCCGTATATGATTTACCGAAACCAGATATTGGTGATGACAGTTGCGTCGTTAACAATTGTGGCTATAATGACATTAATACCGTCGTTTCGCACAAAGAAAACGTTCCCCGGTTGTGTTCAGTCATTTAGCGGGTTTCCAGTCGATGCGGGCGAAGAAGATGTGTCCGCGCTAAAGTATATCTCGTGTATTCTGTTCCATTCCAAGAGTTCGATTGTTCCGTGGAATGCGATTGAACCATTAAGTATGAATACTCTCGTAAAACGAATGAAGGATTTTATCGGAACATATTTACTGAAACGTCCAGATATTCAGCGATTATGCGAAATAAAACGAGAGTATTTAGTGGTTCATCCCAACGATGCGATTCCGTCTTCCCTAAATGTGGCAAAATGGGTCCATTTCCACCCACCATTGGTAGAATTCCATATAGTCAAGTCATTGCACGGCGTAGGACCCGATTTTAAAGATGAACTATTGCGTGCGATGCGCGATGGTCATCGTAGCCAATTCGAGAGTATCGGTATTTTACGGAGTAAGTTGGAAAAACACGTATACGGAATCGTCGAATTGATACAGGGGGTCGTGTCGAAAAAGGATTTGTTATTAACCACGTCTACACGAGAACCCTTTTTGGAAAACGCGTGTTGCAATGAAGGCTTAACACAACCACTCTCGTATTTCATAAAGGAAGATCCTACCATTGGTAGCTATATCCAAAAAATAAATTCCGTTGCGGAAATGTTACGCGGAGCAACCCAAATGGCAAAACCGGCTATTATGTTTCACCAAGAAAACACGGGCATTGAACGCGGTGAATTAGTGAGCGAAATTAACGAACATATTATTTATGGTTCGATCATTCACTATTGTAATTTCGATTTGGATATTCCCATACCGAGAGAGTTGGAAATCATATGCAATGAAAAACCGGCTGTGTATAGCCGAATGGATAGTTTAGATGCGAAAATCGAGAAGATGAAAACGAATGGAAAACGGTATGCGAAACACCACTTCGAACATTTAATGAGTATAGTAAATCGGCAAAATCAAGTGTCGGTGTACTACGGAGTTCGTCCAGAAGAAGTGTCGCAAATAACGATGTTTAAAGACATACTTGAACAATTTGAATTACAAGACTCGGAAGTAATCGATAGCGGACTTCGCGAATTATTGTGGAAAACACTCAATGATTACAATCCCACTATTATGGTGAACGAAGAACGCGAGAGTAATACTTCGCTGAACAATTATTTGCAACGAACCAACGGAAAAATGTATGCTAAAATCACGGAATTTTTAGATAAACACGGTAATTTATCGAATGCGCAATATGACGCATTACAGGTATTTATACACGAAATATGTGTATGGAAGATGGATTCGCCAAATGGTGCGAAAACAATGTATTCCGTTCGTCAATTTATTTCGAATGCCATCGAGAGTATAGTGAAAATATTCCCTAAATATATTATTCACAATAATAACGTCGCGTATAGCAATAAACGTCATTGGCAACTCTGTTACGAACATAATACGATATTGAGCAATATGATTGATGAGTATTACCGATTTTTAACGAAATATATGAAAAACAAATCGATCACGACGCTATTGGAAAATATATACTTGAAATTGTCGTCGGTGCTATTGTTTGTGAAACAACTCCCGATGTTTATGCCGATTATAAAAGACGGAATCGAGTATCATTCCTTATATAGCAAGGAAACCGTCTATTTATTGTTAAAGTATGCGTGGTATTCTGTATTGTATGAATACATCGTCGGGGTCGAAGACCCCGATATCATCGAGTTTGATCGCAAAGAGAGAATACGCGAACAACGGGAGATTGCGCGTGAACGTAGAGATCCCAGTTTTGTATCTTCCGGCGAAATGGGCTATACGGAAAATATGCCATTAATGGAGGTCGAAATTGAATTGGGAAATGTGCGCAAAATCAAGGACACAACAGGTGAATTGTTGGTGAATTTCCTACAGGTATTTATGCAAACCAAGAAATCGACCAATATGACATACGAAGATATCCGTTTTAAAACCCAGCGCAAACGCGATAAGGAAAAGAAGCAAATCACCGATGCATTCGAAAAAATGGAGCGCGACGAGCGTAAAGTGGAAGATATGCTAAAACAGTTCAAGATTGGAAGATGGAATGTCGGAATGCAAAAGAGTTTGTTTAAGTATAATCCCGAAACCTATGTGCGCCAACAGGAATTGAACGAATACCTAAACGCAGAAGAAGAACCCGAGAACGAAATACAGCTAACTCTAAACCAAACGGTCGAAACAGACGCCGAAGTCGAAGACCTAGAGCGTGAACGGCAAATGGAGGTGAATGAAGAGTATGAAAACGAAGCGAATGATATTGACGGACTAGACGAAGATTATGCTGACGGGCATTATTATGAAGAGGATATGGGGGATGATTTCTAATCCGTCTATGTCGTTGAATAGTTTCACGCAATAGCGGCTACTCTCGAAATCGAATGTATGTTTTGGAGAGTATATTTAGGGAATGAAAACCGGAATGGGAAATTCTCATAATTATGTAAAATGTATTTGAACCGAAGTTTTGTGCGTGTCCACAAGGTATCATTTGCGGTATGCATTTTTATGGTGTTGTTTACGATAATACATATAATCAAACCCGCTCTGTTGTACACACCTGACGGCGGATTTCGGCAATTTGGAGTGGGATATAAACAGAAAACGGTTGTGCCGATATGGATTGTCGCGATTTTATTGGCGATTTTTAGCTATTTAGGAGTATTATATTATTTGGTGTTTTAGTGTATCGTTGTCGGCAAAATAAACCGGTAAATACTAACTTGTTTTTATATAATGAATACTGAAGGACCACGTTTAATCGACAATTACACCAAATTTCATCTATACGACACTCTCTATTCTTGCCATCAAACCCGGGTCAAATATCACACAATCATATTTAATGTGTTTGTGTTTGTGTTGTTTGTGGGAGTGTTTGGCGGAACGTTGTATTATTGTTATAAAAGAAAACCTACTTTAGAAAAATCGCGCGAACAAATGGCTCGTGACCAACAATTCATACTCTCGAAAATCCGATTTTACCAAGAACAAAACCAGAAGATTCGAGAGTCGGCTTCGCCGATTACGGGTTTACCCGCGATGGGTGAATAGTGCACCATTTATAGTGTGGTTTGCCGGTATAGCTACAGATACGCAATAGATACGTAATAATCAAACGATATGAATTTATAAATATAAGGTATACTTATATTTACAATATGATTGAAGAAATCCGGCAAGCAGTTATACGAGATAATAACACGGCCCAACAATCTCTCGAATTTTTATTAGACAAGGTAGGCACAAATGTAACCGAACTGATATTTTCGGAATCGTTGCACGGAGATTTAGACTTCTCGTTATTGGCCGATAAAGGGTTTCGACACGTAACCAAAATCCAGTTTACGACTCCCGGCGAAATAACCAGTGTGTCTAATTTACCCGCCAGATTAGAAACGTTTATTTGTCCCGAACAGATGCTGACGGATTTCGAAAACACGGTGCCCTCATTAACCGTATTGAATTTGGAAAGAAACCATATATCGCACATCGATTTGTCGCTACTCCCTAAATTGAAACTCCTAAATGTCAACCAGAACCGGCTTTCGGAGCTGAAAGGACTGCCGGTTTCTCTAGAAGAATTATACATTAACCATAACGATATTCGAGTCGTTGATTTAAAACATACCGTCGGAATGCGTGTATTGCACACTGTGGGAAATCGAATGATACGTATCCAGAACGTGCCCCCGTCTATCGTGGATTTACGTATAGAAGATACTCCAATGGCCAGCGTGGATTATTCGGCAATTCCGGAAGTTGAACAAGAAACCGCCGAGGATATTGTGAAAAATATGGATTATGTAGAATGTTTGAAACAGTATTTTGCTATGAAAGGCGAATACGATACTCTCGTTCTGGAAAAACGCAAATCGGAATTTGCGAAAGGTCGAACGCGTAAACAAGGTAGGAATCTAGCGAGAGAATATCGCCCAAAATGTATCAAATGTGGTCGTCGGTTTGGCACGATATTCGAACAACGCGATCGACGGTATATCGCGAGGTGTGGGAATGTTTCGGATCCGTGCGCATTGAATATACAACTATATCGCGGAATGCATCAACACTTAGAAGATATGTTATATATATTCAACGACGAAGTGGAAGCACATAAAGAAATCATCATTGAACAAAAGTTAAATGCGTTATTTAGTTATTTAAGCGAAGAAGTTTCCGCAATGGTGTTTAAAGATACGTTAAAAGACTACAATACAGACAATAATATATTTAAAGAAACGTTGACGAAATTCAATGAACTACATCATAGTCCGCATAAGCGAGAGATGATACGAAACAAAATACAGCAAATTTACGATTTGAAGAATACAATGAAAGCGATGCAGGAAGAATACCAAAAAACCAGTAATTTAGAAATCTTGAAAACGATTAACGATATTTACATCAACGAATATTTACCGGAAATACACAATTTGCGTTTATTGAAATACGAAGTAATGGAATTGAATAAAACAGGTGGATCGCGCGGCGGAGACGCCAACCCCGAATTTCGTTTATTCCAGAAAGACGTTGCATTGTCGAAACTGGAATACGTTTCCGGAGAATCACCGAGAGTCATTGCATTTAGAGTATAGAGTCTATTTACTCTATTTACAACCGTTATAGTTAGTAACTCCGTCCCAGACAATACTTCGGTCCGATGCCCATTTTCGTTTAGCGCATCGTGGAGTCAATCCGGGATATAATGCCGTCCAAGTTGCATCATTGTTACTAAATCGTACATACTTTTTATCTCCGGCACTAACTCCTCCTAGACCACTTGCGCTGGTAATGTCCGTCCATTCATCCACATTGATGGCCCCCGCCGCTTGGAATACATTGTTGCCTTGGTTTTTACCGGTGGTCCCGTCGGGAAATCGGCAATAGTCACCTTTGGCGGGAGTGGTGGACATATCGGTAGCGTTTATGGGATCATCGCCACCGGTCCAATAATCGGGGCATTTTTTTTCGTGAGGAGGGTATATTTTGACTTGGTTTCCGTATGAAATAGTAATACCAATCATCGTTAACATTATGATTAAAACGATTAATGCGACAACGCACGTATAAAAATAAAAGTCTTCCATTCAAATATATATATTCAAAATAAAATATATCCACTTAATCGGTTTTCTACGTGAATATATGCTTTATTTCGAATTTGCTAAATTATATAGTATATCTTTGTATTATGCGTATGTCATACTCTCGTAAAGTATGGATTTTTATCTCCATACATTATATTATACACACATATATACGCCAAAATGAACAATTTACCATACGACGAAATACAAAACGTCCAACGTATTTTAAATTTGGAAAAATATAACGGACGTGTAAATATCGCTGAACCGGAAGACCCATTGGTTCGGTTTCGCATACACGAACGAATCGCGAACAAAAACAAAGCGAGCAATTATTTTGACGCACTTACCGGAAATTGGGAGTGGAACGTTTTAGCACAAGTATATTTTTCGGCGGGAAATATACAGATTATCCAAAACGGGTTGCGTGCGGGAGTATACCGATTATCTGAAGGAAAAATCAATATCCCGCCACAAAACATCGACGTCCTCAAAATTATTATGCGTAGTATATATTTACAACACGCAACTCATTCTCCACACGATATTACCGGACAAGTCGCCGCACTGAATAAGATTGTGCTCGACTATGCTATTCCATCTGTCTATAATGAAGCAGTCGGGTATATGAAATATACGCAAGATCAAAGCACTCTCGTTGTTCCGCTAGACCTTCCTAAAAACATCGACCGCCAGTTTAAACAACTCGAACCAAAGGCGTGGATATAATTTGTTAGAGATAGGCGGTGAGTGGATTCATATGTATTTCATATAAATAAATACATAAAACCCATATAAATACAATAATACAACTTGCTTTATCTAAATAATTAAGTAATTATGACATCACAATACGTTCCGCATTATAAACAGTGTATTAATAATCAAACCCCAACACAATTTTCTATTGCCCCCCACCCTGTAGTATTATGGCATTTTTAGGAAATACGGACCCTGATGGATGGGTTATATGTGATGGCGTATCACGGAGTAATTCTGACGGACGATATAATAATTTAATTGAAAATGGCATTGGCACGGTTTTGAATGATAATTATACACCGCCCAATTACAAAGGTGCATTTTTGAGAGGTGCTGGAACCGGTCCTACCGGATCCGAAACTGCCGATTATTCAATATATAGTGGGAATGGCAGTATTAATACTCCGCAACATATGAAAATTATAGAACACACTCACGCCATTGCTGACCACAGTCATAGTATTCCATCACACTCACATAAAACTGTTGCTACACCGCCGCCCCCTTTAAACCAAGTTAAGCCATATGCATTAACAAAGAATTCAACAGGCACAAGTCGGGATACAGACACCACTGGTGATGAAGTAAATTTGACAAGTAGTTATGTTGATTTATACAATTCAAATACTAGCACTTTTGGTCCATTTAATACAGATGCTGCTTCATCATTGAGAACAAATAACACAACCACAAACCCAAATTACATAGGCACTGAAATTTGTCCGTATAATTATAGCGTTAATTGGATTATTAAATTATAATCCATTTAATGTCTAGACGTACGGAGTAAAACTTCATACGTCTAGCATATACCCGGTATGTATGATTGTTGATCCCTACGGGCATCAACACATACGTCCAGACGTTAATATTGTTTTGGGTGGATTTTGTTTCGTCCGTTGCCATTTACCGAAAAGTGATTCGTTTTGCAATATTCCCGTAGAAACGACGAAAGAAATTACTGCGTTCACTGCTTTTCGTATGCCCTCCCACCGTAAATTACTCGAAGTCTTACGTTCGTTCCTCACTCCAGACTTCTCACAGTTTCGTATGTCGTTGTCCGTGTTTTTTCGAGAGAGGTCTTTGTGTGGAACAATATAGTCGATTTTGTATACTTCACGAGCACGAGCAATATGTTCGGATGGTAGTCTATTATTTATTGTAAAAATCGCGACCATATAACGAAACCAACATTTTGCCAATGTGTGTATCCGGGCGGGTTTGTAAATACGACGTAAAATGATGGTTCGCAATATGAGAAAATATCCACGAAATGCGCCGGGTAATGTGTTCGTAAAACGGCGATATGTTGCACATTCCAGTTTTGATTGTTTGTATGTTGTGTAAATGCGAGAGTGTTTTCATATCATCTATATGTGCTATCTTGTATTGCGTAACATATCGCTCATTTCCGAGAGTATTTATTGCGCCGGCGTGGACCGCGTCGCAATGAAATAGTATTCCGGTGATGCCTTTACCTACAATAACCACGGGGGAAGAATACAAAAATGGGGTGGTTCGATGACTCCCCGGACAGATAGACAGTAACGGGGTTTCGGTCGGAGTAGTATATTCTATATAGGTGTATACTGGGTGGATTGTATCGTATATGTATGGACTGGATGTAACATCGCGGTGAAATGTCGAGAGTGAACATCCGCGAATCACATAGGTGTATTGGAGAAACTCGTAATTTTTCGGTAAATATTGGAGCGCTTTTTGTTTACTTGCATCACGGATAACTACGTATCCGTCTACGTCGAGTGTTCGTTTATCCGGGTATGCATCGATTGTTTCGCCGGATATTATCCAGAAAATAGCGAGAGACATAACTATTGCGGATATCGCCCAGGTAATCATATGTATACCCTCGAGAGGATGCCAAAACCGGAGCGAGGCACGAGCGACGGAGTTGTTGTTCTTTTTACTAATTCCCATTTGGTCCATCAATGAAAAATGGATGGGGTGCCATCTGTTAAATGACAGCATTTTTATTTTTATGTATTATCAATATGCTAAACCGAAACACGGGTTAGTATATTGCATTTGTGTGTAATATATTCGATTGTTGTTATCAGAATTGTGATTTTTCTATTTTTCAGTTGTTGTGTGTTGTGTATTTAGCGTATTGATATGTATACATTGGATTATTTTGGGATTATTTCGCCGCGGGTTTCACGCGTTTAATTACCTTCGCCGTTTTGCCGGATTGTCCCGCCGTCACCGCGTTCTCGATACAACTATTTGCGCGATCCGTTTTGTATTTTGCGTATGTTTTCAAGAACGCATCCAATTCACGAATCCACATTTGTTCGACGGTTGTTCCCATTAGTGTATCAAGCGCTTGTTTGGTATCGGTTTTGTCGCGTAATATGGCATCTACGTTTTCCTGTGTAACGGAATCCATCGGCATTTTCGTCAAATACTGGTAACTGTCGTCGATTTTATCGTATTTTCGCGCAGTCAATAACGCGTTTACTTGTTCGCCGGTTTTTCTACGCAAATCCACTTCACCGTTTAAATTTTCTAAGATATATTTCGCACGATTCGTCATTTTCTTGAGCTGTTCCTGTAAATCCTTTACTAGATACGCCTTTCTGTCGTTATACGCCTTCATACGAATGGTATAGAATTCGCCGATGATTTCTTCCACCGTATTGTATTTGTGCAACTTCCGGTCCGCGTTGAACATATGCATATTCGTAGTCGTAACTGTCGTGGACAATTTCAACAGTTTAAAGACCCCGTTTAGTCCGTTTGCATCAACGGTTTCTTCCAATTTCGCCAATTCGCCTTTTGGAAACTGCACGGTAATGTCCACTGAAAGTTCGGTGGATATAGATGTGAAATCCTTTATGGTCGGCGCTGTTTTTTTACCGGTTTTCTCATTCGTGGTTCCGTCCATCAATCCTTCCAAGAATGTAATATACGGCATTGTCCACGTGCCCACCGGTAATTCGGTGATTTGGATTTTATCTTCCGCCACTTTGGTATATACTCCCGTAATCAGGTATTTTTGTTCGCCGATACGCGCTACATTCCCTTTAAACCCTTCGTAGTATGGGACAAATCCCGCTACAGGATATGCTTCGTGGCCTAACAGTTTGTTTTTCAGGTAATGCACAACATCTATTGGATTATACGACGGAATGCTGCACGAAAACCCGGTTCCAATACCCGATATTCCATTTATCAACACAAACGGTAATATCGGAACGTAATATTCCGGTTCCACCTGGGTTCCGTCGTCGTCCATAAATGTTAATACCGCGTCGTCTTGTTCCGGGAACAAGATTCGCGCAAGTGGATGCAGTTGTGTAAATATATATCTCTCCGACGCGCTATCGTCGCCGCCTTGTAATCGCGTGCCGAACTGGCCGCGTGGTTCCAACAAATGGATATTGTTTGAGCCTACGAAGTTTTGCGCCATATTTACAATGGCGCCGTTCAGCGAGGCTTCGCCGTGATGGTATGCGCTATGTTCCGAAACGTATCCCGAAAATTGCGCGACCTTGACTTCTTTCGTCAACCGGCGTTTGAATGCGCAATAGAGGATTTTACGAAGCGACGTTTTTAATCCATCTACCATATTCGGTATAGAACGGGCGCAATCGTAGGTGCTGAAATGGATGAGTTCGCGGTCGATAAACTCTTCGTATTGCACCGACGGACGGCTCGTATCCAAAAACGCGTGTTTGTCGTATTGTTCCAACCACGTTTTGCGGTCATCCGCGCGCTTCTTATTAAACACTTTATCGATCGTGTTATCGCTGGTTTCTCCCGTATACACGAAATCCACCACCTTTTTATTCGCGAAATATTCCTTGAATTCCACAGAAGTCGACGTTCCTAACCCTTTAAAATATTTGATGGTCCATTCCGACGCATTCGGTTGTGCGGCCTTCCACATATTGTATTCGCCTTCGTTATAAAACACCACCGTTTGCGACCCTTTTCTCGCGCGCAATATCGGGGTATTCATAAACGAAATAAAACCGGGAATACGCGTAAGCGACGCCCACTCGCTATGGATTAAGTTAATACACAATCCCTTGATATGTGACCCATCCACGTCCTGATCGGTCATCACCATTATTTTACCGTACCGCAAGTTACGGTGGACGTCTTCCATTGTAGTATATTCGCGTCCGTTTTCTAATCCGAGGATTTTCTTGATATCGGTGATTTCCTTGTTTTCCGAGATTTTCTTTATCTGTTCCCCGCGAACGTTTAACAACTTTCCCTTTAACGGATAAATCCCAATCGTATTGCGGTCAGAGCTCGATAAACCCGATACTACACCCGACATTGCACTTAATCCTTCGCATAAAATCAATATACAATCCTTTGATTGTGGACCGCCGCTGAGATTCGCGTCAATGAAGTTCGGGATTCCTCGAATCGTTTTGGTTTTTACTCCGTCGGTTCGTTTCGCCAACCTGCTTTCTTTCGCCTCGGTTAACGAACACGCTAAATCCATTACGCCCATTTTTGCTAATTTGTCGATAAACGCGTCGCTTACGGTGCACGACGACCCGAATTTGTTCGACGGAGTATTCATATAATCTTTTGTCTGACTATCAAACGCCGGGTTCACGATATCGCATCGCAAAAACAAAATCAGCTGTTCTTTTATCGACGCGGCGTTTACGCGCACCTTTTTCTTTTTCTCGATATAATCCACCAATTTACGTATGATTTGTCCCATAATGTAATCCACGTGCTTACCGCCTTTGTAAGTGCATATGCCGTTTACGAACGATACTTGCGTGAACTCGTGGGTCGCAGACATTGCAACCGCATATTCCCAACGTTCATCGGGCATTTCGTACACGCGCCGGGTTTCGTCTTTCGTGCCAATATACAAATCTACATACTGTTGGAAATTGCGTATTGGCACAACCGCGTTATTGCACGAAACCTTTATTTTCTTGCTGGAATGGTCGGTGATTGCGGCGATATCATATACGCGCTTTTTCAGTAAATCCGCCATATCCGAGGTCAATCCTTGCAGACCAAACCGCGCATAATCGGGGCGAAACGATACTTTAGTATATGGTTTTTGCGTTTTGACCTTGGTAATTACGGGTGGGTCT